ACAAGACCGTCTGGGCTGCATCCGAACAAGCCACTATCGTCAAGGCAGAATCCGACCTCATCAACCAGAACGTCTTGCTCCATTCCGTAGACTTGTCGGCTTTCTTTCTCTCGCCGGATGCCTTCCGCGGTCGCACGTGATGAGTAACCTTCTTCAACGATCCCTGACATCCTCTGAGCTACTAGCGTATGCAGATAGCCCTCTCGCGACTTCGATATCTCGCCCTTGCTGGTAATGATCTTGCTGAAGTTCGATGACGTAGGAACTCCGCACCGCTCGTCAAACCACTCTTGCGAACGCTGCTCGCACATCAAGATCCTCATTTCGCATCCAGCTTTCTGAGCGTCTGCATGAAGCCCTCATGGACCGCCCCCGCTCCTGCAATTTGACATTCTTCCTTGATCTGATCTGCGTGCGTCGGCCACCAATTCTTGAACTCTTCAACGTCGCGGTCTTCCGATGCCTTCTGGCAAGCAATCAACCACGTAGCGACCTTGTCACCATCGGCCGGGATGTTGTACTTCGATCCGTCCCACCGGCCGAAGTAGATGTCAGCACCGAATCCAAGCGCCTTACACGCAACGCTAATGGCATCTGTGACCGCCATCTTGAACCCTTCGTCGTTCGTGTAGGCGTGGTCTTTTTCCTTCTCGACTAGCTTGTTGCCGCCGATACCTAGGATTGCTTCAGACCATTCGCCGCCAATCTTGACGTGCAGCTTGATCTCTGCGCTGCATATCACTTCGTGGCACGCGGCTTCTTCAAGATACTTACCTTGATCCGTCCACGTCCTGACGATCTCATACCGCCATCCGAATCCGATGACGCCGAACAATTCGGTGAGTTTTTGGATTCGCCACATCGGGTTGATGTCACTCTTGCCGCTTATCCGGCCGCCGACAATCGTCTTCAGTGCATCTGCTGGCGGCTGATGGACCAAGTCCCACAGCTTCATGCCTTCCAGCAGCGTCGTTTTTGCGTCGCTCATTCGTGCCTCCTAGATAAAGAGACTGGGTATCCCATCTGAAGCAATCCGCGACCAATTCGCGAATTGGACGTTCCTAACTCTTCGTAGGGATACCCAATCAGTCTGCTCATTCGTCTAACCTCCGCAGATCAGATGATCCATCCTATCATTTTTCGAGAGGTAGGTCAAGAGGCCTCTGCTTCCTTCTCCTCTTCTGCGGGACTGAGTTCTTCTGCCCTCAACGCCAGCATTTCCTTCTCTCCAACAACGTACCCGCCATCAATCAGTATTGAGACTTCTGGGCCATTCCCAACGCGCTCGATCCAGATATGGGCGTCATACTCCTTCGCCAGCGCGTACATCAATTCCATGTTCTTGTCATCCAATAGCGAGCCATCGTGAATCAGCATGATCGGCAGCATCGGCCTGTTCTCATCTGGGCAATCATCAGTCGTCGCTAGGGCTAATCCCATACCTACTGATACTCGCCACATCTCGGCCTGAGAACATTGCTCGAACGGGATCTCGTTGAACGTCACGCCGGCATCGCCAAACCCAAGCCCTGCGACAGGGAACTTGGCCTTTTTCACCGCATCTGTTTTCTTCTGCACGAGAGCTTTAATCTCCGCAGTCAATGCAGCGGACTTCTCCGTAGCTGCGCTCAGAAACTCTATCTGGTTCTCATAGTCCGCGTTCTCGGATATCTTCGCGTTCAGTCCTTGTGCCCCTGAGATCTTGTCTCGGATTTCGTCTTCGTCCTGATCAACCAAATCATCGATAGCTAGAGCTCCGGCATTGCGTTTCTTCGTTGCCGCGTCAAGCGCGCGTTGCTTATCAGCTAACAGTTTTTCCGCTTTAGCCACATTACTCTCAAGCGTATCAACATCACGCAGTATCGAGTCCACAGTCAACGCCAGATTCTTTTGCTCGCTGCGCTTTCCCTCGTTCGTGGCATTCACGTTCTGGCGAGATGACAGCTCATCCATCAAGTCGCTGACGGACACCATCAGTACCGGCGCATCGTCGTGGAATGTCATCTCCTCGAAGACGGCTTTCAGGGCAACGGCTTCCTTATTGACGGTGGTTCGTTCTGCATACTTCGCAGCTCGTTGTTCTTCGAGCTTCGACGTATCAACGCCCGTCAGCATCTTCAGGGTTTCCAACTGCTTCGGCGGTTTCTGATTCACAAACGCCAAAGGATCGAACGTGAGGATCCCAACCAGTTCATCGAGGACGTCTTGGGGTGAGTTCGGCTCCCATCCTTCGCTGTTCGTGACCTTCAGATACGAATTCGTCAACGTAAATGTCCGAGTGACAATCAGCCACGGTTTCCACGTCTTATTTACTTTCTTTGAGATCGTCACCCCGATAGAAGCGTGATCCTCACCGTCTCGTATCGGCTTCTTAGGGCAAAGAGCCATGCCACCCAACGCATACGAAATACAGTCAATCGTCGATGATTTCCCAGCTGCGTTCTCTCCACCAATCACAATCACGTTCTCGCCTTCTGGCGGCGTGATGTCGATAGCGTGAATTCGCTTGATGTTCTCGGCCACTAACCTTGTGACTCGAACGGTTTCGCGCATTTCATTTCCTCCTCTTTTCTCCGCTCGCTTGCCTCGTCGGACACAGATACGAGCCTACTGTGTGACGATCCCGCCCCGGAGAGCAGGATCGTTTCGGCTAGGGTGCTGAACACAGGCCGGGAGGAAAATCGGCACACCCTATCCCCTCTACTAGCTCTTTCTCCCACGTCACGTCTTGCTCATCGAGATACTGCGATACGTCAAACCAAATCTTGAAGCTGTTCCAGACAGTCTGCCATCGTTCGTCCGGCTTGATCGCTTTCAGGTCAACCAGGCGAATCGCATGGCGAACCATTGCAGCTCGCAACTTCTCGATGTCTTCAGGCCAGGTGAAATTTGACAGGCTCGCTATCATCCCGTCTGACAGGTCTCTGATGTCTTGAACGACCTTCGCTTCGCTCCGACCTCGCCGATGTACCAGCTCTTCTGCAAACTCTTCTGTCGGCACAAACACGTGACATCCTTCGGCCGTTGGATCTTCACATGCCTCGAGCCCGTTGTTGAATTTCACACAGTTTCCGCAGATGCCCCAGCCTTCTAGATTCACGATTTCAATCCCAGCGGGCGCAGGCTTTATGGCGTCAGCCAGTACCCGCTTGCCTGTTCCGCCGCATTCGCCGCAAACGCACGGCACATCTTCGACCGCGAATCCGCTTCCTCCTCGTTCCTTCTCGTACTCGCCGGTGCCATCACACGCTTCGCAGATCTCATATCCCCGGTTCGCCATCCACGCGTCGAGCGAATCTTTAGCCTCGCCCCACGACATACCGAACGATTCCATGAGAGCCGGAATTGCAGCAATCATGTTTCCAGCCCAGGACCCCGCCCTACCAGCCTTGAAGCCGTCGAGGAATAGCGCGGAATAATACGGCCAATTTTCTGGCCTGGCTCGTGATTCGCTCATTTCGTTTTCCTCCTGTTGTCTGTTCCCTGTGTCCATGACTTACCTTAGCACGTTTCGAGAGGTTTGTCAAGAGGAAGCAGCAAAGGATTTGCAAAGGGTTATCAAACAGAAAAGCCCGTCCGCGAACGAACGAGCCTTCCCTGAATGAGCGAAACACGCACTACGCTGGAAGAAGTACGGGTTTACCCGGACATCATAGCACAGCTCTGTCTTGCGGTCAACACACAACTCTTGCAGTCATCGTCCGTACGGCCCCATTGCCTTCGTATAGGGTTGTAGGTGTAATTGCCCGGTTGAAGACGTTTACGACCCCGCTAACTTCCTCGTGGGGGCTCATGGCAAGGCTATAGATTCCCGGTTGTCAACAACCCGAGGAATATCCCAATCACAATACCGATCAGCGCTGCAATGATCCCTTCAAGCATCCACCAGATCACAGCACGCTCGAAGGCGTCTGAACTGATCCACACCCGATGTACGGGTTGGCCGGTATCATCTGAACGTCCAGCGTTGTAGCACCTTGCTCATCTTCCCACGTTGTCGTGATTGTTACGTCTGTGCCTTGCCGCGTATCTGTCGGCCACTTCAATCCGCATGTAGCGCCTCCAGGATAGCCAGACACCCCCCAGTCAGGCGGCGAGTATGGAAGCATCGTAGGATTAGAACTGTGACTGTCGATGAACAAACCCCACCCCTGAATGAACATGAAGGCATTGTAGATCATCCGCCCAGTGTCAAGCCTGACGTGATACTCTTCGATCGTGCCATCCCACGGGAACGCCCCAGTATAAGGAGGGCAGAACACGGCAAGCCCTCCGTATATCCCCCACTCGACTGTGGCGTCAATTAGTTTGATGGGCCCACCTTCAGGATCGTAGGCGCGGGGATAGGTTATGATGTACCGTTCCCTCGCGTGCAGTGTCCACTGATTAGTGATGAAGTTGATAACAAGCCGCCCAGGGACAGGGCCAGTATTGCGAAGCCAGATCGTCTCAGTAGTCGTCTGTGAATCGCTGCCATCGAACCAAACTACCGTCACATCAGTTGGCAGCGCATTGATGGTAACGATCAGCGTGTTGTTGGTCTGAGTGTACGTCTTGCCTTCAACTGAGAACGTATATTGCCCTCCCGTCACACCAAGCGCAATCAAGGTCACTTCGCATGGCGGGTAGGAGGAATCGGGAACGGACAGAGTAAGCGTGCTGACTGTGCTTGTAGGGAAACACCCAGCCAACCAGCCGAGTGGAACAATTAACAGGAAAAGTAGAAGTATTCGCTTCATTCCGCACCTCCAAGTACGAGAACGCGCGCGGGGCAACTCGTATTACCCCGCGACTGCGCAAGGAGGGCAACCTTCATCAGGCTGCCTTTTACAGATCGATGTCGAAGTCAATCCTCAGACCGAACAACGGGCGCAATAGCCAGTTGCTCGTGGATACCTGCCACGGGATATTCAGCCCGGCCCATATCTCGAGCGGACCAACATACCCGGACGTCATGAATCTAGGAACCAAGGCCACCATTAGAATGTCCGCCGGATAGTTCATGTTGTAGGTGATGTCGCACGCGAATGTAATCTCGCATCCGTAGATGAGCGTTCCTGCCGTGTTGACGATCGCCTGTTGGTCGAATCCGATGTTTGATTCAAACCCCAAACCCATGTCGTTGTCTGAGTCTAGAAGATCGGCGTCGTCATACGTAAATCCGACGTTGATAAACCACGCAGGCGAAAGCATCCCCTCGAGCGTAATCCCTGCATCCAGAGTGGGCGATGGTACAACGCCGCCGACAATCTCAGGAACGTTCACCTCAACCCACGGATTCAAACTCGGCCCTGCGAAAGCGACCGCCGACATTGCCAACATCAAAAGCGATAGAACTAATGCCTTTTTCATTGTGTTGCCTCCTGCTCTTCGTCGTCGTCTGGAATGTCAAGAGCCTTCCGAATTCCAGCAACAAACCTATCGTCGAGAGTGTTGTCCGTTCGCGCTGCCAGCTCCTCAAGGCCATCAAGGATCATGTCCGCGAACGACCTCCAATTTTCCTTTGTGACAAAGTGGCTAATTGCGCCACCAATCACATCATTGAGAACCTTCTTCTTGAGCCATGTAAACATGTTTCCGCTCCTTTTCGTGGATCGGCCCTAGCGTATCGTCACGCTTTAGTCAACCCGTACTGTATCGCCATGAACGCCAAAGCCCCGGCCGCCGACAGAAACGTAGTCAGCATCAAGATAACCAGCGCCCACAACTGCTTCCTGATCGTATCCAAGGCTCCGTTTTGAATCGTTTGATAGGTCTTCAGGTTTGACACTTCTACTGATATGGCCGCGCCCTGAGCGCATTCTTCCCGCCTCTCATGCCCTGTGTAGTCCCTCGTCAGGCTCCGTCCGTTTGTCATCAGCTTCGCCATCCTTCTCTATGATCGGGTCAAGCCCTAGAAGTATTGACGGCAAAACCGTAACCGGCTCTCCGTCTTTCCCTTTGTATGCATTCCCTGAAGCTCTCAACGTAAGCAGGTCAAGCGAGATAGGATTGATGTCCAGCTCAACATCCTCGTTCACTAGAATGGAGAATGCCTTTCCGAACTTCTCTTGCTCGCCTTCGTCGAACTTCACTGGGCCATTCGGCGTACCGTCTTCAGTTACCAACTTGCCGTCTTCCGTCTGGCCGAACTCATTCAGCAGTTGAATCCTACGCGCTTCAAATGCCTTCTGTGCAAGTCCGACCTTCTTCGCAACCTTCATCAGCTTGTACGCCGCGCTTATCTCAAGCGGGATGGCACTCACGATAGCGCCTAGTGAGTCTGCCAATTGTTTGATGTTGCCCGCAAGTATCTTCACGTTCCCTCCCTCAGATTTTCCAGCTAAACGTTACGAACGACCATTGTTCATATCTATCCCATTGTATAGAACTGCCATCCCCGTTCAAAATATTCACTACGCTTCTTCCCTGAATGCAATATATCTAGTGGCCCCTCCAACATCACAGGTTATCAGCCCTTCATGCCCGATCTTCAAAGAGACAGAATCCGTCGCCACGATGCCTGTTATAGTCAGCACGGACGATGCGTTTACCTGTACGATTAAATCATCCTCTGAATCCAACCTCAGATCACCACCAGAGTAAATCAGGAAGTCTTTATTCACTCCGGATGTCATATTGATGTAATTCGTCAATGACACTTCCCATAGACCATTCCCGAGGTCTAGCCACTGGTGAGCCGCAATGTCCTTTGTGATATAATCGCAGCCGGTAATGTTGTGATATGTCGCTCCGTCCTTGAAAACAACAGTATCATTGATATTGAGTTTGTTTACGGTTACAGCGCCATCAACGATTGCCGAAGAGCCAACTGAATTGTTCTCCATCATAGTCGCGATGATCTCTACTGACGCCGGGCTGATCCGAGCGAAATTCATTGTCCCAGAATCAATATCGTCAGCTACTAGCGTTCCCCTGATGTCAGCGCCAGTACAAAACAGCTTCCCGGCCTTCGTCACGCGAAATGGGGCAGAAGCAGGGGTTGCATGCCCGGCATAGATTCTATAGGTTGCGTCAGCGCCGTCCAACACACCAACGTCGTTGCCAGTTCCTGCCGTAATGGTAGTGGCGGACGAGATTTTGTCGCCAGTAATAGCATTCGCCTTGATGCTGTCAGCGACAACCTCTCCAAGACACACGATGTTCATTGCGAAGATCGAGATGGCTACTAGGTTGTTATTGTTCGCCGCGCAGACTGTAGTCGAGCCGCCTGCCGTGTCTGGTATTGAGCTTTCGGTTGTGTCGTCCTCTCCGATGAACGTGGCGGAATAACGATAGGCACGCGTGCCGATGTTCGTCTGCATCAGGACGTCTTTGTGCATGCACCCAATCAGCCCTTCAGGGAACAGCTCTGTCCAATAAGTACCAGAATCCCAGGAAGACGGTGCAGGATCTACGTTGCCGTCCTCATCACGCCAGTTCGTCCCTGCGTCGTCCGTGTACTGGAACCACAGTCTAATGCTGCGAAGCCCTACAACGCTCGATGGTGGTGTCTGGAAGGCTATCCCCATCATGGCGTAACCCTCAACAACGCCGTCGCCGCCGATAGAGTCTTTGAAGATTAGGCCGTTTGCGTCATCTGGGATAACAGGAGCCGTACCAATAGGAGTGTTTGACGTATCGCTCAGCTCAGCGCTTGCCGCTGATTCATTGCCGCTTGTGTCGATAGCCGTGATGACGAAATAGTATGTCTTCGTCGTATCGCTTGCGGGATATGTGTATGCCTCAGTCGTGCCAACCAGCGTCTTTTTGTCGTACGTCTCATCGTCCGTTATGACAATGCTGGCGGACTCAGAGCGGTACACCGCAATGTCTGAGAGGTCATAGCACGGGTTCCCATCATCGTTGAGTGTAGGGTTCACCCATGTCAGGGTAATCCCTTCGGCTATTCCGGCAATGGCAAACGAGGACGGCGTAAGAGGAGCAACGGTATCAACAGCAGCCGTGACGTGAACCTCTTCGCTGAAGTCGCTCGCCCATTGGCTAGGCAGTGCGTGCAGCGTGTCAAGATTCCGTACACCCCTAAGCGTTGAATAGCTCATTTTTCCTCCGGCTGTTATCCCCAAGCCATTATAATGTTGGCCTGAACGCCTGATTCCGCGTCACCTGTTGCATATAGGCTTATTGCAGTACCCTCAGATAGTGTGTATGTCTGTTCTCCTGCGCCAGTTTGATCGCCGCTCTTGAAGTATACGCCGGAGAATCCCGCAAAATCTGCTTCGATGTCTCCACCTGAATCGTCTTGAAAGTATATGCCGAGGTAGTCCCCGGCCTTTACTTCAAGAGCAATAGGGTTAGACGATTCGTCGGTTGTGATTGTTTGTTTTGATCCAGCAGTGACATTCCCAATGGTGACGGAATCACGCGGCGTGAACTTAGCCCCATCCCTAGAGGCGGTAACGATCTTGATCGTGCCTACTAACATCGAATCATGAGCCCATATCTCTACGCTGGTAATCGTTCCAGATAAATTTGCTGGATTGTCTAACCCGAAGCTGGTTAGTCCATCAGAGTAGAACGACGCACGATTTATCGCTCCTGCCCCCATATCAATAGGTTCGCCTAATGTTTCGAAATCATACGACACGCCGTAGCTAGTACCCTCAGAGTTAACGGCGTAAGCTCTTATGCGGTAATCTGTCGCAGCTGAAAGACCCGTCAGCCCTTTGGTGTACGCGCCAGTTCCAAAGTCGCCGTCATCGTACGCGACGCTATCAGCCGTTGTTGGATCTCCTGACGTTCCGACCCTATAACAGAATCCGCGCCTGGTAGCGTTCACTCCACCTGTATCTGTAATGTTCCCATTGCCAGTCACCGTGGTTTGTTCAATCGCGCTCGCCGCTTGTGTCGTGACTGTAGGCGCTTCATGAGCAGTTCCTTCTCCATATACACTTATATCATAAGCAGCGTCGTACAGAAAATACAGTTGCTGTCCTGCGCCAAATTGATCTCCAGCCTTATACCAAACACCAGAACCACCCGTATCAGATTTTTCTAGACCTCCAACGGAAAAGTACATTCCAACTATATCGTCAATGGTTGCATCGCAGTCAAGGCCGCTAAATGTCTGCGTGCTGCCAGCGGTCACTGTTCCGATAGTCTCAAAGTCATTGGGTGTGTAATTACCTGATCCATCAACACTAAATGTGCCGACTTTGTTGGTTCCAGTCATGCTGTACCCTGTAAATGCGTAAATCTCAAAACTTGTAATTATTCCTGTGGCATTTACCGGGTTTGAGATATTCAGATATGTAGTTCCTGCGGTAACAGCTGAATCGCGGTCAATCGCCGCTGCCCCTACATCAATCGCAGCCATCTATCTCACCCCGCTCTGCCTTATTAAGGCAACCTAAATACAAGATTCACGCTCAAACCATTTGGCGCTGTCCCGCTGTGTATGGCATCTACGTCTACATAAATTTGGTCGCCAGTATTGACATCATCATTTGACGCGTTAACAACCCCATCAGAAGCAAAGAATTCGTCGCCCAATGTGATTTTGGTTGACAACATATCGGCGTCTGATCCAGCTCTACGTCTCCTCACTTGGATGTCTGTCGCCCCTGTGACTCCCTTGTCCGTCACTGAGGCTGTTGCGTCAACCAGATCCCACCCATTGAATGTAGCTGGAATTGTGAACGCATAGGTGCCGTTAGCAACCGTAACTGCCGTTCCACTCGCAACAGGAGCTATGCAGAAACCTTTTTCTCCATAATTTGACCCAGCCAATGAATCTGGCGTCACTGCCAATGTCACGCTTGTGCCCGTGTCTACCTCAGATGCTATAGTGAGTTCGACTATTCCTGCCACAGTTGTAGAAGAATCCGAAACTCCAAGAGTTGCTCTCGCCGTAGCTGCATCAGCGTCGTCAAGGATCGATTGAGCAAAACCAGTGCATGAAATCATGCCAATAGTGCCTGCTCCAGTTCCAACGATGATTTGGTCATCTGCGAATGTAAGACCAGCTAAAGCCGTTAGTTCAGCATCTGCCGTCTGGAAGTAGCTTGCTGCATGGCCTTCCAATTGAGAGGCGTTCAGATTCGCCACAACGGTCGTGCTGGCTACTGTGAACGGTGCTGTGCCCGTGGCTTGATCGCTAGCAAATCTTAATGCTGTAATCGTATAAGCTGCAACATCCCAATCAGCTGTAAGAGGAACCGATCCATCAGCTAGAAGATCACCTCCACCGGCAGCAGCGGCCCAAGCAGGGATTCCACCAACAACTTTCAGATAGTATCCAGCTGTGCCAATTCCTACGTTATCCCAATTCCCGCCTGCGTTTCTGTACAGGATGTCTCCTGTCGCCTCAGTCATTGCAGCGACGTCAGTATGAGTTGCAGAATCTAGCGCATGCGCAGTTCCGCCGCCCTCTGCTTCCCACGCAGGAGCGCCAGTATTTACTTTAAGAACGTGGCCGTTGGTCCCAATAGGAAGTCTTGTTAATATCCCGCCTGCGCTGCGATAGTACATGTCGCTGGTGGCATCTGATCCGAGAGTCATTGTCACGCCAGCAATAATAGCTCCAGCAGAGAGAGTAGCTGTTGTTACTGTTCCTAGTGTCGTGATGCTTGCAGTGCCAACCCAAGACGATAGTGCTGTGTTTTCTACGTTGTTTAGAGACAGGTCGGTTTTCACTTCCGAGTAACTTCTGCCCGCTATCGTGTCTGCGTCTGTGAATCGCGCGAAGTCATTAGCAACAGGCGTTCCACTGGTATCTACTGATCCGCCACCGATATTAGCATCGACATAAGCCTTGATCGATTGTTGCGTCGCCAGCTTCGTAGCAGAGTTAGACGCCATTGTGTCTTCATCAAGGCAGTCTGAAATGTTCGCAGTTGTCGGGAAGTCGATGTTATGGCCGGCAAGATTTAGATCGCCAGTCAGCGCAGTCGACAGAGCCACAGGCAGTCGTACCGCTGGATTATTAGCCATTTACACCGCCTCCATGTCCTGAGTCGTCCTGGTTACGATGACGTTATGGATGTCTTCTGTCCCATCGTTCACAACCATCACGCAAGCATAGAGAGGATCGCTCCAAATTCCCTTCGTGATCTGTTCTCTTCCTCCCGCTGTTGCGATCAAATCGAACGAGCTATAGTCTTGCGTGTCCCACACATTCTCGTCTGTGCCTCCTACTGGAGATGTCCTTACGTGCGCCGTCACAGTCCCTGCTACAGAGAATGTTCCTTCCATTGTCAGTGCAAACGAGCTTGATACGTCCATGTCAATAGTTGCGCATTCTGTCCCGCCCGGAGAAGCAGGAATGGTTGATCCTGCTGGGAGAGTTCCTATCGTCATAATTATCTCTTTGCTTTTGTCGAAGCTCATGCTATCTCCTTCCTTGCGGCGACATAGATATTGCCGGGAAATTCCTCAACTTGAAATACACGTCGACGCCATGCGGCAGCGGGTCAATCGTCACCGAAGAACTCCTGGACGTTGTTGTAGGCTCTACAGGATAGTGCAACTGGTCTTCGTAGGATAGATAGACGGCTGTATACCCATACCAGTACGCCTTGCACCGCGCCCATCTGATACTCATTGCGCTGCGCGTTTCACCCGTTCTCGTTTGATAAGCCCATCTACGAAAGCTCAATACTTGCGGTGTGGGCAGCTTCGTCATGCCTCCCTCGAGCCACTCAAGGCGCTGGCGTTGGCGCTCCTCTTCAGTCAGCTCGCCACTCAGCCACCGGCCCCTCAGACCGATCACCATGTCAGCAACTCCAGTGTATGTGGTTCGACCACCTACCAGAGCCGGAGACAAGTCGATCACAACACCAGTGATTCCAATCTGCATCGTGTAATCGAGGAACTGGAATTCCACCAATTCATTCAACTGGGGCTCTGCCCACAAGACATCCAGGTCAACCGCTACGCCTGGGCTTGGCGAACCCAGATCGTGAGCTGCGTAATCTCTCAACCGCTCGGCTCCTGCAAGTGTTCTGACTGGGCTATTGTTATCCAACACCAACCTCATCACTCGATGCAGTTTCGTCCCGTCGCCGGCTGGGGTACCGTACTTCGCACGAGCTGCTTCATCCTTGGCTGCTGTCGTTATTTTCTGCGCTCCGTTACTCAGCTCGAACACAACTTCAATGGACGTCCGGACGTCCTCAAGGCCCGACCTAACGTTTCGGCGTTTGCATTCTTCTGCCCACGTGTGATCTGGCACGGTCTTGTCGCGTAGCGGGTTTACCAACGTTAGATAGAAGCCCTCTTCGGGCGTGCTTTCTCCTGAGCCATCATCGTAGGCTACTCCCGCTGCATGATGTCTCGCTGACAATATGTATCCCGTAATTTCGATTGCAGTTTGCAGCGCATCCCACGTCGAACCTGTCTTCGTTATGTACTCAGTGACCTGGAGATATGGATCGTCCGCGATCACTACATGCGCCAGCTTACCAAGGAACCCTGAATCCATCAGAATGCTTCTCAACAACGAGGTTGCCAGATCTCTGTCTTTGTAGACGATATTCACCAAGCGGTCGCGTTCCTTGATCGGCTGAGTGACGCCAAACGGAGCAAAGAGAACGGTGTGCATTTTCGAGTCAACAGCCAAGCTATCCACGTCCGCCCCGCAGTACCCTTGAAACAGCACAACCCAGCCGGACCCGGTGTCGTAATCAACCTGGACTTCATGATTCTCTGTCAGTATCGGATCGTTCGCGGAGCTGCCGTCTTGGTTCAACGTGGACAGCTGGTCTTCAGGCTCAAGGGACAAATTCTGCGACACATAGTCATGGGCGTTGTCGAACGTGATCGAACACTCGTAATCAGCAGCGTCAATGTCACCCGCAACCACAGGGCCAGTAATCACGCGATCCGACAGATCAACCTCTGTGCCGTCGTCGTGCCAGACACGTACTCTCGTCTTGACGATGTTCCTTGGCATTCGCTATCCCCTCGCTCTCAGCCCAGCACCTGTGGTGGATCGTGGTCCTTGCGCCTCAAAAATGGAAAGGCTCTGAGCGCCAACTCAGAGCCAAAGACGCCTTCTCATCACGAGAGTTAAGAGGTCTATTGAGTAGTAGTATAGCTAAATTCCAGAGTATAGTCAAATTAAGCGACCTCATGATCTCACCTCGCCTCCCTGAGCCCTGCCGAGGTCGATTTCTTCCCCGTCAGTCTCTTTCCTCTTCGTTGGATCGAGCGCACCGTGTAGTCGCTGACCTCTCGGCCGCCGACGTACACGTGAACCTCAGTTGTTCCACCACCGCCGTTAAGCCCAGCCAATACCCCCGCCTGTTGCGTTTGATTCAAGATGATTTCTTGTCCATGAGTGAGCGACATACGGGGCTGCCCAATCGGCCCGGGGACCACACCGCCCTCTGCGAATGGTAGGAGTCCCATTCCTGACCCGCCTCCACCAAGGTCAGCTAACCAAGCATTTCTCTCTAAGAACCCAACTGCATCTTCGAGATTCGTAACAAGATCAGTCAGCGCCGCCTCAAGTCGAGTGAGCAATATCCTCTCAATCGTGTCCCAATGTGTGTCAATGAAGTTAATGAGTCGGATTAGGACAGGCTCTACAGTTGTCCACACACTTGCCAGCACTTCCAAAACCCCCTCCAATAGCGGAACTATATACGGCGCGAGAATATCCACGATGCTTTTCAATTGCTCCCACAAACTCGATAGGATTTCTCCCAACAGCGGGAATGCCTTGCCCTTCAAGAATGGCTCCATCTCTGTTGTCCACCACTCGCCAAACCCAGCAAAGAACTTTTGGAAGCTCGGCATGAGATCTGTGATAATAAACTCCGAGAGTGGAATCAACGCACCTTCTAGCAGCGTGTTGATCACTGGAGAAATCGCATTAGATAGCGCTGCGAAAAACTCCGGCAGCTTTCTTCCTATCGTTCCAAGATTCACAGAGAATGCCGCGAGATTAACGGCTGTCGCTTCAAACGTGTCAACGATGAATCTCGCCACACCAAGTATGTACCCCAGGAACAGATCGAGACCACCCTTGAGAATTTTAGGCAACGTGTTTTTCAAAAGCGTTTTCATATCAGAGTCAATGTAAGACGCAAGCGCAACTAGCCCTTCGCCCAGCCACTCTAATGAATCCAGCACCGCTGCCATAATTGGCTCGCCAACTGCTGCCCATACGGATTCTAGTATCTCAGCTGCGTTTTTGAACAGCTGGATCATGTTTTCGATTTGCACTCCGAATCTTGTAATCAAATGATCGACCCACGTAAGCGTATCGTCTAGTTCGTCTTCTAGCGGTTCATCTCCTGGCCATATAGCTCCAGGGCTTGCCGCCTCGTATGCTCTTGCAGCTCGTTTCCAGGATCTAGGAACGCCAACCTCAGTTAACTTGGATTTATCAATCGCGGTAATCACAGCTGCGGTAATCCCAAATATGCTTTGAATGAGGCTGAATACAGGCTTCAAGAACCCCAGCAACAGATTAAATATCATGCTTTGAAGATCGCTAGCAGCCTTCTGCATTGCCTGATAGTTTTCGGTCGAAGTTATGAGATCGTTGAAACTGTCAGCCAGCTTAGTCGCAGCATTCTCTATTACGCTCCACATATCAACGATCCTGTCTTTCAGCCATGTGAACGTATCGAGTATCTTCTGCCTTGCAGCAGTAGCCATATCATTCAACGCAGTGAAGATAACGGCGATCCCTTGAATGGCGCCAGCTATTGGATTGACTAGAAATGTTTGGAGTGCGCCGAACATGCCGCTTGCAAACGCCGCTACCTTCTCAGGCAACATTCCAATCACCGCGTCAATTGCTTCGCTCCATCCTTCAGCTAGCCAATCGGCGATCTTCGTTTGCCATGATCCTGCGGGGTCAGGCACATCCGCAGGTGCAGGTGCAGTCCCTGTCCCTGTCCCCTCTCTAGGGCCATGCTGAGGCGGCGCCCCAAACAATTCAAACGGGTTCACGCCTGGTGTCATATCCCAAGCATTCGCAACGTCCCTAGCAGCCGTCTTTGATTGCGCCACTATCTTATCTAGAACAGTCGCAATACCGGGGACTAGGTCTTGGAATGATCCAAGAATGCTAGTGACTCCATCAGACCACGCATCTGCCATATCGCTAGCCGAGTCTCCTGATGCCACAATCTCTATCCTGAGTTCGTCTAGCTCGCCAGCAATTCTTGACAGCGTTCCAATATCCATGTCAAATAGCTTGTCAAGTTCTGATCCTGCCATATTGATTGCCATCGTTAATATCTCAGACACCTCTGCGGCTCTATTCGCAGAATCGGCCAGATCTTCAAATGACCCTACCATGTCGCCAACGCGCTCCACATTCATGCTAGCGGCTTCGGCTAGAGGAGTGAGAATGCCTTTCAAGATCTTAAATGATGTATACGCGGCAACAGCAGCAATCCCGACAGGGCCAAGAGCTACCCCTAATCCCTTAATCGCCAGAGTCAATGTCTTAAATGCGGTGATTATTTTCGCTGCAACTAGGAGCCCTGTAACTGCGAGGATTGCCTTTAGCCCTATGACAACCTTACCGTAATTCTTGATGAACCACTCGACCCCTTTCTTAATAGTTTCAAATAATGACGACAGCCCTTCCTCGAGCGCATCGCTCTCCTCTGCCCATACATTGAACTCATTCACAGCTGGGATGATTGCATTTTCAACCAGATCCTGGATTATAGGAATTATCTTATCGCCAATCGTAACAAGCATCGCGTTCCATGATCCGGCTAGTATTGTCATCTGCCCAGATAGCGTATCCATCCTAGTGTCAGCCATTTCCTGCGCTGCGCCAGCTGCGTTCTTTAGCAAAGTCGCTAGCTCGCCAAGCCCATCATTCTCTTGAACAAGAGCAGCGATTGCAGGCCCTGCGCGTTTTCCCATCATGTCTAGGATATCGCCAGTATCTGCGCCAGCTTCTTCTAGTATGTTCATGATGTCTATGAAGCCCATCAACTCTCCGTTAGGGTCGCTAATGTCCGCCATTGTGACGCCGACATTCGCAAGCGACTCCACAAATCCATCTGTCTCTGCTATCAACTCAGCGAATGCATACCGCAACGCAGTCCCGGCCTGTGATCCCTGGATACCAGCATCGCCCAACTTTGCAATCGCAGCTACCGTCTCTTCCAAAGAGAAGCCAGCAGCACGGGCAAGCGGAGCAATGTACTTCATCGACTCGCCAAGCATAGACACGTCTACGTTCGCACTAGCGGCAGCCTGAGCGAAGACATCAGCGACCCTTCCTGCGTCAGATGCTTCAAGCCCCATCGCACGAATGGTCTTCGACGTAATATCGGCTGCTTCTCCAAGAGAGATAGAAGCGGCGGCGGCAAGCGATGCAGCCCCGTCAACACCACTTAGAATCTCTTCAGTAGAGAATCCAGCGCGTCCAAGGGCCTCCATCCCAGCGGCGATGTCTACCATTGTGAATTTGGTATCACGCCCTAGCTGCTTAGCCTTATCTGATAGGAGTTCAAACTGCTTCGCGGTAGGCTGTGTTACTGCCTTTACGTCAGCCATCGCTTGCTCAAACTCTGACGCAGCACTTACCGCTTTGGTGAGTAAAACAACAGAAGCGACGACTACGGCTGCCCCCATAACCGCCACTGCTTTCGTGAATTTCGCTGTGGCGGCGCCTGCGCTCATCATGGCTCTGTTGTAGCCAGCCGCATTCCCGCCTACGATGACGTTGATGTTCTTCGCAAATCCTGTAGTCCCAAACATCATTCACGTCCTTTTAGCTTGGCATTCATCCCCGCCAGCTTTCGCAGATCAGAGTCACGCGGCTTCGCAGAGCCATCTTCGTTGAGCTTCGCGTACCCCCTTTGCAATCTTCCTATTTCGTTCAGTGTCAACCGATACATGGAGTTCGGGCCGATATAGCAATAGCCCTGCGTGTGCATCCACGCCTCAAACTCCTCTTCTAGCTCTATTCGTTTTTTTCCGTGACCACCAAGTTCCCGTCTTCGTCGGTTTCAACATCTACCTTGTCGGACAAACCAGACGCCTTGACGATTGCCGTGACAAGCTCGTTGACGGTCTTCCCTTTGAACTCTTTCTCGACGTACTCAGGGGTGATGTGGCTCATGCTCGGTTCCACCATGTGCTTCTTGAGGAACTCCGTGAGCGTCTTCGTGTTGTCCAGCTTTCCTGCACCCGTCAGCGCATTGGCATCGCCATACGTCATCGGGATAACTAACACCGTTCCGAACTCTGTCTGTTCCTCCAAGGGTACGATCTTGTCATCTCCGTCACGCTTGACGGTCATCGACTCAATCGTTGCACGTTGATCCTGCCTTACTTCCATCAGTGTCCTCCTGTCTTTTCCTTTACCCATTTGGTAACTCCTAACGCTGCTCGTGCCGCCGCCGACCAATTCGACGGCAGCACGAGAGCAGGTTACGTAATTGCGATGGACGTACCCTCAAACACGTTATTGAGCTGCATGTACGCCTGTCCTTCTGTCACGCTCTTTTCACCTGGAGTGATGAGAGCACATCCTCCAATCGTGAGCACCGAAGATGTCATTGTCCACACAATATCTGCTATGGTAGACATCAAGTGTCTCTCGATTTGATTCTGGTACTCACGTTCACCAACCACAGTCGCAGAAAGCTGAATCGTACGATTGCCTTCAACGACACGCTGCGCTCTTGAGTTAGATCGCGGGAGAACAGTCACGCTGTTGTCAATCGACAGCTCAATCGAGTTGATGTCATACGCCAAATCACCACCGCCATAGGTGATGGTGTCGCCAAGGAACTTCTCGTACACATCGCCAGTACCAAGAGCGGCAACACGCGTCGCGCCGGTAGGCAAAATCGGCACTCCGAGATCCCCTTCAGCATTGGCGTAATCGTTCTTGCCGTAGATCGTGACGAGCGTTGCACCTTCAACCGTAACAGCCCACACCGTCCCGTCGCACTGTGCGCCTAGCAACGCAGCATCAATCGAGGCGAAAGTCGTTGTACTGGTCCCGCTGATTACGATGGCTTCCTGCACACCATCGTCGTCTTCTACCGTGAGCGTAGCATCATCGCCAGCTTCGCTTGAGGTGACAATCAACGTAGATCCAAGCACCGGCTGATGGATCTCGTACTGTCGGCCTTTCTCTGCCATGTACGTGATCTCCGCGAGCATCGGACCCGCCGACGACGGATCTCCTGATAGCTTCCCTGACCCTGGCTTTGCGCCGTCAATGACAACGTAGGTACGAATACCACCCGCATCATTGCCGCCCTGGAAATGTTCCTCACGAGCAACGATCGTTCGTGCTTCGAGCAACTGATCCGTGTCGCGGGAACAAACCTCGTAGAATGGCGTGTCTGCAGCAATTGTGCCCTGGAGTCGATACAACACTGTGAAAGTATGCGTCTCCAACCCAGTGTCGTGCTCTAAGGGATCTACCCCGCCAATTCCTCGACGCGCTTCTGCCCCTGCGTCGGGATTCCAAGACCAACTTTGAATCACATCGCTGAACGGGGAGAACGTCCCGCTAGCAGGCAACGTCCCACCACATTCCTGGTACGAATCGAGTCGCTGATTGCGAATACCAGCTTCAAACACCGTCTTTGTCAAACATGGCATACTACTCACCACCCTCTACTACTTCTTTCTTGACTGGTTTCGCTTCGACCACTTCGACGGAAGAATACTTCTTGACCATAGCTTGGCCGATCTTATCCGTCACAACCGCCTTGCCGCGTTTGTCGAACTCAACGGGAGCGTCCATGATCGCTGGATCAAACAGACGCTTCGTCCCGCTATTCGTGCATTTGATCTGCATGAACATCTCCTCTACTCCTACGGTTTCTCGGCAAAAGCCATCGCGCCAAACGGCGTGACGTTGTAGCCTTCTGCCTCCAATATCGGCACCAACTTGTCGCCCTTTTCCCCTCCAGGTGAGTAAACGTCGTCGATCAAAAACGCGGTCATAGGACCGACCACAAATCGCAGCCTCTCGTACAGCCCCACTATCTCGTCTGCATCGTTTTCTGTATCCAACAAGATGAGGTCAAATGGCAGCAAAGGCGGCAACTTCTCGACACTCGGCAGGAACACTACCTTGCCCGCTCTCACAGCCTCTTCAATGGCTCTGAACGTCAAGCACTCGGCCAAGGTGCCTGGATCAATATCGATGGACACAAGACCCATCACATCGTCGCTCTCGGCAAACCTGAGCGTTGACCATCCGTCGCCTTCAGCGTATTGAGGTTGCGCGTTCCTCAATCGACCAAGCTCCAGTACCTTAATTTCGGATCCTAACCGCACTGCTTGTCTTTCTATCGCAACGGCGATCGCTTCACTCTTCTTTATCAAGGGCTATCTTCTCCTGTAGCTCAGCAATCTTTTCCAGCTCCTCGCGGAATCCCTTTGCTTCACATTTCGCCAACTTGAGTTGTTCGATCAATGTGCCCAGATCCTCCACGACAACCCTGACCTCAATCGGGTTAGGTATCTCCATTAGACTCTTCCTCGACAATCTCTGTCCACGGCAACTTGCTCACTTGTCGCCATCGTGCGCTCTGCAACGGCTTCTGCTCGCATCTGAATGCTTCTTCAGCAGTCACCGTCTCAAACGGGGATTCGATGTCATCTCTTAGGAAGAATGCGTTCACGCCAACGGGGTTACACCCGATCAAGCGATAGCCTTTCTTCCGTCCGAGGATTTCGAGCGCGGCCAACGACGCCCCGAAGTAGAACCCTGAGAAGTTCGTCTGCCACTTGAACTCGGAATTGTACGGCATTACAACGGCGCGCTTCTTGCCTGGGGCCGGGTTGTATTCGATGACGACCAACCGCGCTGACAGCTCCAGTGCTTCCCAAATCCAGTAGTCATTTCCATCAAGGTCGATGGACAACAGATCGACTTCTTCAGGGGCACTGACAAGATCCATCGTCGCGCTCAGGGTCTCTAGTGTGATGCGTGATTGCCAAGCCTTCACAGCGCCTCGATCGATCTTCATTCCCTTTGTCACAGCGATGAACTGTCGCACCACGTTTCTGTCAGCGTCAATGAACGTACCGCCGAAGCCTTCTTCATCCATCAACCGCCATGCGTTGCACTCAGGAACTCCGAATCCCATCTCAAGAAACCGCTTCGACACAAAACCGATCTCCGAGAAAATATGGGCAATAATTCCGTCCTCACCATTCTGAGAGAACCTCTTTGCAGCGTTCTCCGATAGCCATTTTGTCTTGTCTACAACCGTAGTTTTGTCGTCCGTCTTATCAGACATAGTTTCGCTCCTTATCCCCTCACCACGAATTTATCGACCGTAGATTCATCGAACTCAAATTGCAGTGTATCACGGAAGCCCATGTTCCGATACAGTTGCTCATTCCCGAACATCCCTACCTTGCCGATGTACCTGGCTCGCGGAATCACCGTCGCAACTCGCTTGATACCTTTGATGTCACACCACTTATCGAACACGCCATCGAACCCTGAGATGTGGACTCCGTATTTCGCACATACGGCACGATGAGGGATGTTCCAATGGCTATCGCCTACAAATTCCAGGTACTCATCAAACTCAGGCTTGAGCTGATCGTACACGCTTCGAGGCATCAGGTATCCAAGCCATCGCCATCGACCGGGACGCGCTACAACGTCTCTCGATTGCTTCAACGTCACGCCTACTTCATTGAGCTTGGCATCTGTCGGAATATGGCGCTCTTCTGTAGCCTGTGCGCCTACAATCGCATTCGGGAACTGGTTATGCAGCTTCAACAGAACGTCAATGTAATCGCGGCTCACCACATGGTCATCATCGAAGAACATCGCTGCTTCATAACCAACATCGTCGAACACTTCGGCCATTGCGCTGTGTAGCTGATGGGCAATGCACCAATTCAGTTCTTTCACGTCAACAACAGCGGCCTTGAATGGCGCCGCGTTGAGCAGTTTGGCACAATTGCCAGTCAGCTCTTGGTTCTTCAACACATGCTCTTCAATCCCGTATGGCAACTCCTGATTCTTCCACCCATCCTGTCTCAGGAACCAATCCACAAGGTCAGCCATCGTGTTCTCAGCCAGCGCGTGGAGCGTCGGGGCAAGATACTCTGCCCGATTGAACGAGAACACACAGCCCGCAATGTCGTTTAATCCCAGCATGGCTGTTCTCGGATCTCTTACTAGCATACCGGCCTTCTCAGGATCGACGTTCTCAACCGGCTCCACTGGAGACGACCAAGACACCTTCTTGGGCTTCAGGTTCTTCTCGATCTCATCGAACCGCTCGATCCACTGATCTCCGATATTCTCCCACGAGAATTGCTGGACCCACTGACAAGCGACCTTGCCTTTCTCTTCAAGTCTAGTTCTGACCGTATGCGCCCTGCAAAGAGCTTCGGCAACATCTACAGCCTCAAAGGTAAATCGAGTGCTTTGCTTTCCAAGCGTCCACTCTTCACCGGACATAGGAACAAGCCAGCCGTGAGGCGCTTCGATAACATCAGGCTCACCAAGAACCGTCTTCCTCATCCGAATCCCTTCAGGCATCCCTAGCAGCTCTGGCATCGAACTATAAGCAGTCGCAATCACCGGCTTGCCACAAGCGAACGCCTCTACAATCGGCATCCCGAATCCCTCGCCAGCATTCGTGTTTAGGATCACGTCACAGGCGTTATAGAACTTCGCCATTTCAACGTGACTGACGCCGTGCCTGATGATGTCTGGATGAGGCATGAACACCTTGCCGGCCAATCCGAAATGCTTTGCCATCTCCTCGACGTTGAACGCGCTCGAGCCAGTTCGGTTGCAGTGGAGATACAGCCTCGCCTTGTCATCCCCAGTGCGTTCAAGGAACATAGCAAACGCCTTCAGGTTCACTTCATACTTCGCTCGTGTTCCCTGGTTGTTTTTGAAGATCCCAACCATGAAATCATCTTGAGCCATCGGTTGCTGAAATACTTCTTCCTTTGAGGTGGCTCTAGGCTTCATTACCCGCACGTCAACACCGTGATAGATGGGTTTGCCAATCGGGTACACGTCACCGATGCCCTCTCTGATAACGCGCTCTCCAAACTGGCAGTACGGAATGATGTGTACTGCGCCCTTCATGAGCTTCGTCCATAGCGGTGAAAGCGGATCATGGTCAACTGGAGGGTAAAGCGCGTACCTCAGGCCAGAATTCGCGACCGGCTGACCTCCCGACCAAGCGTCAAAATTCAATAGCCACAAGTCAGGCTTCTCAAGTGACTGCACAATGGGCCAATCTTGAATACCGAATTTGCCTCCCTGGTTTGTTGAACTGTAGACAGTTACACCATCCCAATCGAACGGTTCGCAGTGGCTCAGACCTGAAATGGCAAACTCTACCATCTGGTGGTCTGAGTGTTTCTGGACGTGTTGGACGATGTTTTTGCACAGCCGTCCATAGCCCGTAGCCTGCAAATGAGCGTTGCCTGACCATACTATTTTCATAGGAGTCATTCTCCTTTCTATTCAGCCAGCGTCACGTTGGCACTGGCTGACGTATTCTACCACGAACACGCGGCTCAGACTATTCCACGCCACGCTCATTCACCCCTAGCTTGTGTACACGAAATACCTGAAATGCACGAGCAGCGCCTTACTTCCTGCCGTAGCGCACATTACCCGCGCATAGATCGTCTCGCCTGCCCTGTGTTGAATACCGCGCACTCCGTTCCGCTGATAGCCGCAGGGAGAGTCGCTGTCGCTGCAAGCGTCCCAAGGTTCATAATCTCAACTAGCGAATACTCAGACATCGTTCCCTCCTGCCATACTTAGTCGTTCTTCTAGTCCACATTCGATATTCCGAGAATCGTCTTGTATGACGCGATCGGTTCGCCATTCCACGTTGCGAGTTCAGCGATCGGTGTTCCCAAGAGAGTCTTGATGCTTGTTACCGCCGCTGCACCTACGCCATAACAGCTCATAGCGGCTGTGGAACCTCCATCAGCGTACGTTTGCTCCCCAGCCCCAAATTGATTTCCGGATAGGCAATAAACTCCGCTTCCGCCGCTTGTCGCACGTTCTATTGCGCCGGTGGGAGTATAGTAGTTGCCCATGTAATCGCCTGAGGTAACATCAATATCGAGACCCGTGAATACTTGTTTCGAGCCTTTCGTTACGGCGCCAATAGTGTGCGAATCACGCGAGGTGTAATCAGTACTAGAACCAAAGAATGTCCCAACAACAACGCCTGCCCCATCCGCCGTATCAAACCATAGTTCTACAGACGTTATTGCCCCGGTATCGTTCGCGGGATTTGTAAGATCAATACGGGTATAGCCCGTGCCAAAGTTACTGTCGCGATCAATCGCCGTACCGCCTATATCAATATCCGTTGTCTTAAACGACTGCGCCGCGCCGTAGTATGTCCCTAGCGAGTTAGTCGCATAAGCACGGTAGTAGTAGGTGGTCCCGCCTGTCAATCCAGTCTCTGCCGAAGTGAACGCGCCTTCTGAGCCTGCGCCTTCCTCAGTATAGTCATCCGCCCCTGCGATGTTTACAGGATCGCTTCCGGCTTTCCAGCAGATACCGTGCTGGGTAACGTTCCCGTCACCGTCGTCTGTGATATTGCCATTCCCTGTTACGGTCGTTGCCCGGACGAGAGTCGCTGCTTGAGTGGTGACGACAGCAGCAGTGCCGCCTGTGCCGTATAGACTCATTATGTAACCAGCAAGCAATACGTATGTTTGTTCACCGGCAGCGAATTGATCGCCAACCTTATAGTAATATCCAGCTCCGCTACTACTTTCTCGATCCATGAGACCAGCAGACCAGTAAGCGCCGATGTATTCGCCAGAGGCCACATCGATAGTCAGTCCTGTAGCCGTCTGCTTGCTGCCGCTGGTTATGGCGCCGATGACTTCCGAATCATTGGGAGTGTAATCTGTCCCGCTGCCAGAGAACGTTCCGGCTTTTAAGTCAGAGAGATTGAGCAAACACCATACCTCAATACTTGTTATAGTCCCCGTACCATTTGCAGGGTTATCTAGCGTTGCGAATGTAACACCATAGCTTTGTACGCCCGACCGATTAACTGCGGCAGCACCAATATCAATTGCAGCCATAATCTATCTCGCCACCTCTAGCCCTTCATTGACATCCACGAGCCGCGCATTCAGTTCATCTCTTTCGGTTGACTTTTCTTGATAGGTCCCCGCCTCAACGGGCCGCCCAGAGCCTGTCTTACGCGCCATGATGCGTGAGGCTGCTTTGGAATCATCACCGCTCAATGCATCGTCTAAGCTGGATATTGTTACTCCGTCGAACGTCTCAGCTATCAGGGCGTTCAATTCAGCCTTGGTGATGTCAGGATCAACAGTGATGAAGTGGCAAAGACACGGATTCAGCTCTTTTGCAGTGGGAACAAGTTCCCTCAGCTTTTCGTCTGCGAGTTCCTTCTCTGTATACGGCCGCGTCGGCTTGTCCACATAATGGATCGCATACGTCTTGTCTCCGATGTCTGGATACACATCGAGCCTCACCTTCAGCTTGCCTTTGTGCTCATGCGTTCCTGTTGTGTTTACTTTTACTTTCATTGTTCCCTCCTATACCAGCGTTGCATATGTATGCCCGCCCTTGAAAGATATGCTGTCAGCTGTTGGGGCCGCGGCCACAATTCTAACAACGAAGTCAGTAGTTCCAGTAGGTGCCGTAGATGTCAGGAGTCCAGCCGTAGCTGCGCTCAAGAAGACAGGCTTATTGACAGTGAATGTTGGGAACTCGTCATCCGCCCGGATCATTCCGTCCATCAACAGAGTTCCGGTTGCATCAGTTACAGCTGCAATGACACACATGCCAACCTCTCCGAGAGCAGTAGCAACGCCAGTAGCATTCGTCTTTTCCCACTTGCCGGTGGATGCCATGTAGTAGCAGTACCCGTAGACAAGCCCTGTCGTTCCTGCTGTCACATCACGCGTGATCCCTGTCCACTTAGTATCGGCACTGAGAACAGGGTCCAGCTTGATCGTCACATTCTCGGGCAAGGCCGCGGACAAGATCAGCGTTTGCATCTCAGCTACACTCAATGCCTTGACATCACCACTCGTGATCCTTCCTAAGATCGTTTGTTCACCGATAGTCAGTGCCGTGGGTGTATTGTTAGTGGTGGCCGCTAAGACACTCTGCGCGTCGTACAAGTGATGCATAAGGAATTCCCAGTTCACAGCACCGTCGCCGATGAAGACTTGATCTGTGTCGGTGCAATACGCCAACTCGGCCTGTGAAAGCGTGATCAAGTCCGTGAATAAGCCGCGCCTCACCTTCACTGTATTAGCCATGTTTATACCTTCTTTGTCCGTTTCTTCAGTAGTTGATCATATCGGGCTTTTAGCTTCTCGATTTCGAGTTCCTTGTCGTGAATCGCAACAGCAAATTCACAATGTGCGACTTCTAGATCATTTCTTGCGGCCTTTGCGTCGTCGACCAACACCTGCTTCAGGGCTTCCATAGCGTCTATATCCGCGATCGCCTTGTCCCGGTCCGCGATATCACGCCTTAGTCCATCGATGGTATCAGCCAATTTGACATTCTTGTCTCCCAGCAACCCATTCGACTTCTTGAGTGCATCCCGTTCCTGAATCTGGGCTACTTGCTCTTGTATAAGCGTAGCCATTGCATTTATGCGCCCGACCGCCACATTCAACATCTTGTCCTTGTTCAGAGAAGCTACCACCCATTCACCGATCTCGTGCTTGAGGTCATCGTCTGTGACCAATGACGGTCTTGCTTGTTGAACCGGTGCTGCTGGCTGAACCGGTGTCGCTTCTTGCGTTACCTTTGCCTCTTCCATTCTATTGCCCTCCCAGGATGCCGTGAGGGGGCGTTAACCCCCTCAGGCGTTATTCCTACACAAATGATCCTCCATCCACAATATTCGCCGCTGCCGTCAGAAGTAGATACCCCGACTTGTCCGGCGCTGTAATCGTGCGCGTCCCCGAAGTGGATGCGCCTGTCAATTGGTAATTGTTCGTCGCTGGGGTTCCTGAACTACCAGCGAACCACAGATCTTTGAACGGCAAAGTGGCTGATCCGAAGTCATCGGCCGCGGCTACATCAGGAAGCAATGCAGTGTTAAGCGCGACGCTTGCAAGATTGTCCAATGCAGGAGTTGCAGCAGTACCGGACGTGAAGTTGTCGGTGACCCACTTCTTGGTTGCCGCGTCTTGGTCCGACACAGGATCGAGGACGCCAGTGATCAGCTGCGCATTCATTGCAAATGAAGCCGTAGCTCCACCGGACAGCAAAGCCATTGTCTCAGCTTTGGATAGGCCGTTGATACCAGTCGCAGTCCACACTGCAACCTCTGTGTCTAGTGGCGTGCCATCGACTTCAACAAGGTTGTTGTCAGCAATGCCGATTGTCTGCTCTGCAAGGACATTCGTACCAGGAACGACACCAAGCGTAGCCTGAACAGTCGCTTGATCTGCGTCGTCAAGAATGGTCTGCGCAAATGTCGTACAGTCAGCCGTAGTGACAGTGCCAGCGCCATTACCAACGATCATCTTCTGATCTGCGAAGGTGAGGCCGGCGAGTGCTAGCAATTCCGTATCGCTGATCGCAATGTCGTTGCCAGTCTTCGTCAGGCCGGTTCCGGCAGTGACGTATCCTGTGCTTGAGAACTGCGCGAAGGCGATCGCAGTCGTGTCAACAACGATGTCTTCCGGTTCGTTACTACACACCCAACCAGTAGAACCAAGCGTTGTGCCGTCATCGATGAACACAAAGCCGCCTGCGAATTCAGTAGCCGCGTCCATATCGGCAGCGCGCGCCCATGCGCCTGCGGCCGAAACGTAGACACCATTCTCTTCAGTAGCTGTCTGGCTCTTAACAAGAACACGGTCCGTCGATGTCAAGATACCGTCAAGCGTCTGTTCGCCCGACAACGTAATGTTCGCAGTCGTAGCACACGCCACAGAAGCATGGACTGTCAGTCCTTGTGCAACAGCATCAACGTACGCCTTGGTGGCGGCATCCTGCGCGCCGGTAGGGTCAGTGACGCCCGTGATCTTGTGGGAGTTCATCGCGAAGTCGGCACCGGCTTGACCAGTCAGGATCGCTATAATCTCTGCACCTGTCAGTGCGCCAATATCGCCAGACGCCTTACGGCCGACAATACGACTTGCCGCAATCGTCGTCGCCACAGGAGTATTGTCCGAAGTAGCGATCAACATCGTGTTCGCGCCGAACAGTTGGTGCATCAAGATTTCGTAGTTCGCAGCCCCGCTACCAACGTGCATCTGGAATGTGTCTGTACTGAACCCCATTTCACCCGCTGCAAGGTTGCCCTTAGACACGAGTTCGGCGGCGGTTCCCCTCATAATCTGGATCTGGTTAGCCATGTTTCTTCACCTCTTAATCTGAGAACGACCCGCCATCGATCGACTCACTATTTTCCCACTCTCCACTTGTGGAGTTGTACACCAACCGTTCGCCATTAACGATTGCCGATATTGTCACGTCGTCCAGATCTGTAAGCGAAATCGTCTCCGCCACAGATTGCAGTCCGAAGTCTGCCCATGCGCTGCCGTTGTATCGTCTGAATCCCATCGCGCCTGATGCCGTGTTCGTCCCGTCGTCAAGATACACATACCCCTCAAGTGGATCGTCAGGCTCAACAGCAGATGGCGTCACGTTCTTAAAGAGCGTCACCATCGATGTGAAGCTCAATGGTACTTGGGGCGGAATTAACGAGCTCAGCCCGACAGGGGTTGCAGTGGTCGTGTTGTTGATCGTTATCGAAGCCATCTACGACACATCCTCTGTTATGATGATTGTCAGGTTTTCGTCATTCGGAAATGTCTGAATGGAATCATCCGCGAACGTCACCTCGAATTCAGCAGGGTAACATCCAGCAGTTACCGTATCAGCAGCAACCCAGTCATACCTCGCTGTGCCAGCCGTTCCGTCGACAACGACGGCAGTTGCGTCCACGTGCGTGCCCATGTGGAACACAACAGTTGCGGTTGAAAGGTCTACTACCACGCCATCCTGTGCCAACGTAACGGACAAGGATGGGTTCGTGTCGTTCCGCTTAATGAATACCTCTGTCATGGTGATCGCCCCACTGCATTCACGGCTATAGGGCTGGACTTATGAGCACTTGAGGTATCCATATTGCACCTCCGCAATAAACCTGAACGTCGGCGGCTTCGTTTTGGCATCTACTTGACCGAACCCACCACCCCACGCTATAAAATCGATATCTGTGATGTCTTCATAGTGAGCCAATAAAATCCGTTGAATTTCTTGGACAAACTCAAACCGTGCTTGCTTCGGATTCATAGCCGCTGTCGCCCGTGTTACCCAGACGTTCAGTGCCAGCGTACACATGATGTACTGATGAGGTGCCCCGTTGACTGCCAAGCCAAAGAACTTCACAGGCCCGTTCGAGATCGGCGTCTCTACCGGGTGCGTCAACGACACTACCGGCCTCTTTGCTGCCAGGTCGTACCATCCTGTCGAAATGTCAGGCGTGATCGCGCTCGTGTTGTCATCATCCCAGTTGTCTTCTAGGAGACTTTTGAGAGACATCACCGGATCATTCATGCTTTGACCGCCTTCAGAATCTCCGAGCTTTGCCGCAACTGAGGACACACACCAAATACCATCTTAATGCCCAGCTTTTCACACACCTCTGTCTCTGGAATCGTTTCCGCCGTCTGGTCGCCGCCGTTGGCGAATATCCATTCGTCGCCTTCATCAACGGCTTCGTGAACCATCTCAATCGTCCGACATACAGACCTGTCGAAATCCATCGACACAAAGACTGTTGACACAGATCTCAACGCCTTTACAATCCGCGCCCTGTCTGCAACGCCCATGAATTCTATCGAACCCTTTAGCTTGACCTGTTCATCGTTATTAACGAGGACAATGAGCTCGTCGCCCAACTTTCTCGCAGCTTCAAAATACTCAAGATGCCCAACGTGAACAGGGCTGAAATATCCCGATACCAGAATTCGTTTCATGGTCCGTTCCTTTCCGTTTTCACTGTGATCTGACCGTTCCGCTGGTCATCCGCCTCTTGGACTGAAAAGGTGGCTCCGTCATCCACGATCGCTGACGGCTGAGTTGATGATCCGTCATACAGCGTAACCGTGTCTTTGACGTGGAACGTAGCTCGGTTTGTGGGGGTGGCCCCGCCTTCATTCATCTCATTCTCAGGGTAGTCTCCCATCACACGAATGGCCTTGATCGTACTGGAGGTTGCAATAAGAGTGGCATCACCGTAATCATCCTCGCCGCCAAGCGTGTAGTTAATCAGAACGACATCATGGCCGTACCTTTCGATGTGCCGTCTTGCCGCACCGCCGCTCATTTCATCTCCTCAGATTGGACGCCTTTCATCAGATCGCCAGTGTCGATGATCTCCTTCTCCTGAATCAGTTTCTTCACGTTGGCTTCGGTCCGCAAGGCCACAAGTTGGATAAGGTGCTGGACGCTATGAGCCTTCAATGCCAATTCCCCAATCGCGGCCTCTGCTGCCTGGGCTCCAGGTCGCCAGTGAGGTCGTGCTTCAAAGGATGCGGTCCCCAACTCTTGATAGATGTCATACGCAACATCTCCTTGGAATACTCGCCACGGATGTGGGGTTGCCTGGACAGCAGAAGAGAACATCTTCGTCACAGCGGTCATCCCAATCGCTTGAACCATAAACGCCATGACAGCCCTTCCTACGTTTCTTTCATTACTCCATCGACTGCTTCACGCCCCAAGTACGATATTCCAGCCTTTCGCAAATCCATCTTCCGCAGCGTCCCTGTTGGATCGAACGCCAGAGCTTGCTGACCGAATCGAGTGAACTCCAACCCCATCGCAGTCTTGCCGCCATAGATAAATGTAGTATCTCCAACATCGCTCGACTGTTCTTGACGTTCGCGTATTGCTGTGAAATGAGCCGCAAGCCATCGCTCGATTTCAAATAGAGTAGCGGCGGTTACACCTGAGTCTGCCGCCGCCACCCTATCAGTCAAGTTGCTTGCCGCCGTAATGAACGCAGAGAGATTCCTAAGTTCCGTCTCAATTACTTCCCTAACATCCGCACTCCTTACCCTGACGGCCATCTCTAGCTCTGTCCGAGGTTGTCGTCGAAACAGATGCCAGAGTTGCCATCGTAATCCGACTTCACTCGTGCCGCCATGACGGCCATGACCTTGAAGTTCGACTGCATACCACCGTAGGTATCCCATTCAACGACCATGAGATCTACTGCAATCGAGAGGTCGACGACTTCCGCCATCATCTCAACCAGCACGATGTCGCCAGATCCAAGCACACCCGTCATCTTCACGTCAGCGATCTGAGGAAGGGACTTGAGGATTTCGAGGTACGTCCGGTCTGCGTAGCTGTCGCGCTTGAGCAGATCCATCCATTCCTTCGATGTCACGTACAGGATAAATGGCCCGTAGTGATGTGCATTCTCAGCAGCCAAGATCATCTTGAGGACGTCAATCTCGATGTTCGCCGGCGTGCCTGTCCAGTTACCCGTACAGGCCACTTCATTGGCGTCCGAGTGGTTGATGTATCCAGGTAACGTATGCCCTCCAACCACAATCGCGCTACCGTTGAACAGCGCATCTTCGAGCTTGTCGACAACCTTGCGAGTGGCCTGACTCACCATCGTAGTGTCGATCGGAGATCCGTTCTGCTCGCTGGCAATCAACTTCCTGATCGGAATCTGGAAATCGACGTGAGTGATAGGGATCGGAATCGTCACTTCTCCGTAGTCAGGAGCGTTGTTCGCGCCAGGAGTGATGCCGCTCATTGACTGCTCGGCCACGAGGTCGTCACTCAACGTCTGCCAGTAATCATACATGTACCCGATTCCGCCCAGATTGCGAGTCAACCCACGAGACTGAAGGTCAGCGATGCCGTTCAACCTTTGTTGGGCGACCTCAATCACCTTGCTGTCGATGGCAGTCCACGCGTCCTTCGGAAGCGTTGCGTTCGTTCGGAGAGCCTTTGCAATATCCCAATTGTTCGCCCGCAGTTTCTGCAGGATGTTCCCAGTAAACAACTGCGCGGGAGACGAAACCTGAACTTGTCCCTTCATCATAGCACCTCACATCTGATTTGCGTAATACCGTCAGCTGCGATTGTCGCCGTTTCCATCACTTCAGCAATCGCCTCCCCAACAATCGGACTGGCTGCATAGATCCCAAAGCCAGCACCATCTGAAACGAGCTTGTTCGTTGCGGACAGCGTAGCTAGAGCCGATGACGTAGCGCACAAAACAATCTCATCGCCAGCTCGAGGCATCACAAACGGAACTGTGTCGGCCGCCGCATACGTCGCGCTAATCACCTTGTCGCCAGATTCGATGACGACTCTGAGAGTCGGATCGAGCGTGCCGCTGAGAACCTGGATCGAAGTGCCCGAGGCATATTCGACCAGCATACCTGGACGCAGCGCAGCGTCAGCAGGCCATTCCTTCTTCAGCGGATCTGACGGCGTTGATCGCACTACAATTGTTCGTCTTGACATATCAACCACCACCTCCTACAGGGCTTCTACCTTGATCTGCGCTATCGCTGAAGTCGTTGTGACGGCTTCTATGGCACGAGCCAAACCAGATGCGCGAATAGCTGTTTCCAAGTCACTGGCGCCAGACGTAATTTCTCCAACGTCTACGCCACCGGATAGCGTTCCATCGTTCGTCGCTTCAACAACACCGGCGCTTGTTCCTAGCGTAGCAGCAAGCACCAACTGAGCAACACTGGTATTCGCATTCAACAGCGTAACCAGATCGGACGCAATCGCCGTTCCAACTTCGCACGTGATGTCATTACCAATCACTGAGATACCTCCAGCGTCAGCTGTTCCATCAACGTAGTCAATCGAGATTCCGTTTCCCGCAGCCCCAGCATCAACCGCTGTGAAATGGATCGCGTTGTTCGTACCGTCAGCCGCTTGAGTCCCGTCAAACCCAGTCGTCAGAGAAGCAGAAACAGCTGTTCCTGCAATTCCAAGGTCGAGAGGTATAAGTGTCCCAAGCCGACCACTGCCTACCGACTGGAGAACTTCATTGATCGTGATCACCTGTGTACCGTCGAGCCAGGCATAGAACTCATCGCCAGGACGCGGACAAACGAACGGAACGGTATCTCCGCTCGCATACGTGCCACCGACAACAGTGGTCCCACTTTCGATCACAACCTTCACCGAAGGGCAGATCGTTGCAGACAGAGCACCAATCGTTCCGTCGCCACTCCATTCAACCAGTTGTCCTGGTTGGAGTGCGGCATCACTGGTAGCTTCCTTCCGTAACGGCCCTTCAGGGGTCGTCCTAATGACAATCGTTCGCTGCGCCATTTCAGCTCGCCGCCTTCAGAAGTACAGACGGAGGTGCCGGAATAGCATCTGCTGCGTTCGTCCGAGGAACACCTGCCCCAAGGAATGACACCGGCGTGAAATGGGCGCTCAGTTGCGTCAATGCGTCTACCGACATCGTGGCGAGGACTTCAGGAGTCATCGTGCACGCTTCGTTCGCTGCCAGTGCATCAAGCATCCCTTGGCGGGATTGTGCCAGTTCGATCTTGGAGTTGGCGACATAGGCTGCGACTTCACCGAACGTCACGCCTGTATTCCCGATGGGCGTATTCTCGTTCAGTGCCACAGGCTCGCCAGGTGCAAGCTCGACCGGCTCGACAGGCACAGGTTCGCCAGGCACAGGCTCGACCGGCTCGACAGGTACAAGAACGGCAGGCTCGCTGTGTTCCATCATCCACGCCAACTGATCATCCGTCGTGTTGGCAACCAAATCATCCGCTACGCCTCGTTCTGACAGCGCTTGGATCATCTCTTCTCGACTCATACCGTCCACCTCCCGTAAAACTCTCATCAGTCCAGTCTTGAACCGACTCCAAACACTTACTGCTTGTTCTTCGCACGGTGTCTTCACAGGTATCTCCTCGTTAGCAACCACGTAGGTCACTGTTCTATCAACTTCCGTGGCGTCTCCAAGCGTGATACCGGTGTCTGTAATCTGATAGCTCACTTGGAAATATGACTCTGCGCCGTTCTCAAACACGTTGAACACCACTGAATCTTCGTATAGGTCTGAAATCCAGACGCTCTCTTCATCCTCGCTCCGTACGGCACGAATGGCTTCGAGGACTGCATCTTCTCGCTGCCTGACGCTTTCGCCTTCGCGGAGGTTTATCCTCATGCCAACCCCCTTCTCATTAACACGTCCTGCGCCGCAGCCATCAGCCCACGAGCAAGCTCCAATCGCGTTCGGCAACACAGCAATGTGATCGGGTCTCAGGTTATGCTGAATTCCCACGTATTCTTCGCCATTGAACGATCCTTCGACCACTTCAAGATCCAGCAGATAACCTGTGGAGACTTCAAGCGGCTCGCCGTTCTGTAGCTTGTTCAAAGCTACTTCAGCGTCACCACCAAGCTCCAGAGCCTTCTCAATGTCAATCCACAGCTCGCCCTTCAGTGTGGCGCCAGCATAGATGGGATTGTAGAGCCGCCCTATCACTTCCTCGTCAATGATGTCTCTCGTTCGCGAAGACACATTCTCGCCATTCTCCGTTGGATGACCTACTGGCACTGGAATATCCGACCATTGATCCAACGACACTGACAGTAGCTCTTCTGCCGAAAGATACTCGCCGTTCATCACGCCTTCTTTGACAGCAACTACCGGAACCACGATGTACTTCCGTCCATCACGTTCTTCTTCTCGTGACTCTGTAGCAATCGTGTTGAAGGTCATCATTCGTTCTTTCATCACACCACCGGACCCCATGCGCATTGGCAATTAGGATGAGCTGGCTGCATCCCATGAGCCTCTGCAATCGTGAACTCTACTCCGTTATTTGGAGGGCAGATATTCTGAGGGCAAGGACCGCCGCCGAAGATCCAAAACACCTTGCTCACACGGTAGTCAGTGTAGCGATTCAAGCTCGCCTCACTCTGAGCGAAAGCAGTCTCGGTTCTCGCAAGTGTCCGTGCCCTCGCAATACCTATCCCTTCAACTCGCCCGGCCATCATCGTGGCAATCTGACGCGGGCCTTTCCCAGCCACCATCCCTTCGACCAACACACGGGAAATCTGTTGGCTCATCGTTTGCGTGATTCCGTTCAGTTGGTCAAAGGCCCGAGTGAACATGAGTCCCAAAGCATCTGCATGAACTGGGGCTGAAAGGACAGCACCAATAGCCTGCGCTGAATCTACGGGGACCAGCCCCAGCTCTTGCATCCTCAGCTCTGCCCACTCTACACCCTTCACGTAGGATCGCTTGATGTACGTGTTCTGCCATCCGGTATGAGCCACCACACTACGGCCCTCGAATCTCAACACTTCCAAGACTCCAGCATCTTCTTGAATCGCCAACCATCGCATGAACGCGCTGGCTTTGTCCGCTGCCCTCGGATACGTATAGACAGCGTTCAATCTGAGCGTGTTAGTTGCAGCCTTTTTTACCGTGCCCCCAAGAGCGTTCTCCTCAATCAGCGCGTTCTTGATCTCGCCAATCAGCCACTTAAACCGGTTTGTCACGTCAGCTTCATACTGATCCCAGATTGGCTTCAACCCGACCCCCGGATCTTGTTCTGCGTGAACTGCTATACTAACGGCTTGACACATGCGCTCTCCTGATTCTTGCGAACTGTCTCTGGATCTCTGGATTCGCTTCGTCCAATGACTGTACGACCAACTGGGTTTCGTCGCGCTCTGCTGAGAAGCCTACCGCAACTCGAATCTCCGCTTCGCTGAAGTAATCCAGCGGCATCCCGTTTGTAGCGTCGTGCATTGCTTTTGCTCTCTTCTCATAGATCTCTGCTATCTCCAGGTCTGTCAGGTAGAACAACTTGGGCCATTGCACTTCGTACTCCCCATTCGCCGGGGCCTTCAGTACGCCTATGTCGACAAACCTGTCGATCAAGCGTCGCAACATCATCGGCTCGGCAAACTGTTCTTGGCGTTCGGCTACACGGCCAAGCCAGTTCGCTTCGTCTTGAGACGATGCCAGGTCGCCGCGTTCACTTCCAAGGAGGATTCGCTGCGGGATTCCGGTCTTCCCTGAGATGAGCTGGATCAGCACCTTGAAGACGCTAGCCGGATCGGATGGATCTGCGCCAAGCTCTTTGAAGTCGATGCCTTCCACCGAGATGATTCGTTGAAGGTTATGGATGTAGTTCTGCCATGCTTCTTTCGCAGCCTCTTCAGCGTCTTCGTCAACCTCGTACCCCTCTTGTGCCACGAGGGCATATCCCTTGATCGCATTCTGCCAGAAGGACTCAGCCGATGCTCCAACAACCTTGCTCACGTCGAACAGATAATCGAACACTTTTTGAAGCCGCGGTTCGCCATACACTTCATTGTCGAGCAACCCTTCCGCCACATGGATGACACGGCTCCAATGGACTTTGGTCTTCTGTGTTGACCCCCCGAAGTCAAGATCGCCTGCGGTGTCTACCTCGTAGTATTTCGGCTGGCCGAAGCGTTCGTTATTCGTATCCGTTTCAAACTCTTTGATCGTTGCGTACTTCTCACTGTACGGCTGCAAGAATATAATGGAATCTTCGGGCACGGAGCCAATCTCTTGATCAAGTAGTCCATCCTTCGTACCAATCAGGATAATCCCGTAGCGACCAATACCAGAGAGCCGATCAGCACGCTCGAGGAAATGGAAGATCTTGAGTCGCTTGGCAAGCGCTGCCCATGCTTTCGCAAAGGAACCTTCTTCGCCGCCAGAGTCAAGTACCTTTGGTGTCTTTCTCCAAGTCGTCTTCGCTGGGGCATCTACGATAACGCTGGCAAGGCCATTGCGATCGTAGTAGCCTTTGAAATCGTCAATCGTGGGATCCGTCTTGTATCCGAGGTTGGCGTCGATATCGCGGTCTGAACCAAACTGCAATCCAGCTTTCCTAGCCAGATTTGATCGTGCCAAAAGGTCGTTCATATAGCCCCCAGAAGCTCCACCGTGGGACTACTCTACCACTTCTTGGCACTCAACGTCAATGTTTTTGCGATATTCCTTGCAGCGGGTTTTTCTTAGAACTTGAGCGGTTGAGGACGGAGATACAGCAGACTGCCATCAGATGGCTGCGTTGATGTAGTCACAGTCGTTATTTGCGTCGAGTGCCCGCAGTTCATACACGTGATAGTCGTCACGTTTTTTTCGACGTGTTTTTCTGACTCACTCGAATGGCATTTATTGCACTCACGCACTTCGAGGTCATCGCACTGGACGAACATTGGCTTTCTCCTTCTTCGGGTACTGGGGCCTATGGCGCTCAAGCAAGGCGTCCGCTCGTGAGATGATGAATGGTATTGCTTCGATTTGGTGACTGTGAGGGGCTAAGGAGGCCCGTATCTCCTCTATCTCATCAAGTAGGGTTGTTATAGTGTCACTTCGGCTCATCGGCTTGTACCGTCCTTTGGTTTCACTCTCTATGGCTTTCCTTCTAATTGTCCGTATGGCGCTGCGTCTAACACAACAAGCAGCTCGTTCGCCAACTCAACAGCCTTCACACCTGACCCCGCTGCAGCCATATCACCAAGTGGAAGCATCGCAATGGATCTGACGTAGCCTCTAGCTGTTGCGATCACTTTGTTTGCATCCTTAGTCCACTCACTGAACGGGATGGCTCTGTTGTTGATCCCATTGTCGTTAGTCATCTCAATCTCCTTGTGTCTGCGTACTTGCCCCGTAGCTCTATTGTCACGAAACGCTCTGAACTGTGGCTGTCCATCTTCTATGCGAAAGTCCATCTTGTGAACTAGCCCGCAATCACAGCACGCCATCTTGTATCCTTCAAGAACCGGCTGAACCCATTCGCCTTCATCTGGCTGTTCGTATCTCATCGCTCATCCTCGACAGGCATGGCCAGGAACGTAACCGGGAACTTCCAGGTTTTGCTGTAGACCACCCGACACCTCACTGTGCCTTTGAACTCATCACGAACTCCAACATCGTAGACCGCAACGGTATTCGTCCTCTTCTCAATCAGCTGGCAGTTGCCTTTGCGAATGTCATCCCCTATCTGCAGAATCGTATCAGCTCCGATGAAGATTCCATACCGCTGTTTGGCTCTCTTGATCGCATGAAGGATCTTGCACATGCGCCATTTGTCTTTGCGCTGTTTGTCTCGTATCAATTCACTGACACTAGGCGTCCTTTTCCAGCGTTCCGGTACTCCAACCGTTTCCCCGTCTCTGCCATGTCCTTCATGCCACTCGGAGCGAATCCGAACGATAGCAACCTGTCATTTCTCAGCTTCAGAGCAACCGGGAAGACGCCATCTGCTCGCAGCTCAAACCCGATGAACAACCATCTGCCTTCACCAACTGTGAAATCAGTACAACCGCCAACGTCGTTCACGCTGACGACATACCCACGATTCACCTTCTTCACTTCGGCTACCGTATGGACGATCACTCAAATCCCTTTGCTGTGTCCATACAATGTGATGCAGGTATTGGCAGGAATGGAGAGCGAGCTAAGGCAAGGGCAACCCTGTTATCATTCATCCTCCCCCGTGCTCATTCATCGTCTGAGGCTTGAACATCCACCACGGCGAAATCGTGATATATTCTGCTTTGGCGATGAGATCGTTCAGATCGCGTATTGTGTTTTGGATCTCGCGCTTGATCTCAAGCCCTTCTAGTCCTTGTCCGAGTGTTGCATCGTCAGATATTAGAGCTGTCTGCTGCTCTATTGTGCGCTCTAACGCCGCAATCTTGAATGGGATTGATAAGCACGTCGTGTGCTGACTGATTGTTATTAGCACACTAATCCCTAGGGCTACAATTAACAGCACACTTCCTAATGCTGATAACCATTCAGCTCCTTTATGTTTTATAAACGCCAACCCTGTGACAATCAGGCTGATAGACACCACGCACAAGCTACACAACAACCACACAGTAAACACCACGCCTCCTTTGAAACAAACCACCAATCTCCTTCAGCTTAATTGGAATCAAGCAAACGCGTCAAAAACAATCTTGCTGGCCCCACATTCGGCGCATGTAACCTTTAGGTATCCTCCTGTCCAAGGTGCGTCAATCCAGTTCACTAGAAACTTGCTCGAGCCACACGTACATTTAACTGTTGACTTCTCCTCTCGCGCAGTTTCATCGAGATAGTGTTTTTCCGCCTCTCTGTTGGTGTTCGCTTTGTATTTCATCTCTATGTTCATTTCTTCTCCCTCTTTACCACCCGAAGTCAGGGCAGCAGAACTCCACATCCGACCTGTCCGTCAGTTCTGCACAGCACAAGGGGTACTTACCTATGTCTGGATTTGCTTCCAAGTACAGCTCTTTTGCCCGTGCCTCAGTAGCGGCTAGAACTATCGTCCCAGACGAACCATAGCATTCTGGTTCTACGTGATAGATCTTCATCCGCGCCTCGTCCAAGATCGCTTCATTCTGAATCATCCGTTCCTCCAATCTGATGCCCCTTGCTCTGCTGCGTATTTGCAGGACTCACATCTCACTGCGCGTTCAATCGGATTGTGATATACGATGTTGATCAACACAGCCCCGCAGTTAGGACATAGTTCATTCATCATAGACCTCCGTCCATTGATCCATCAGCCGGGATTGATCCACCAATCAAGAGCGGGCACCAATCTGGCGGCGGACCATATTCATGAACAGCCCCAGGGGTGTAGGTGCCTGAAACATCCGGCACATCTATAAGCGGATGGACACAGCTAGTCCACATGAAGAAATCCTTTATGTGCGTACATTCACCGCACGTCTTTGGATCTTTCATTTGTCACCTCCTCTAACCAGAATGGACTATATAGTACAGCCCGCAGACAACACACCGCGCGGATGTTTCCCATTCGGCTGTGCGTAACACCTCAAACCTCTTCGATCCGCAGCCACGGCAAACTAGACGATCAAACGGTTCGTTGTCTGACGTAAACTCCTCTGTGCGTCTACCTTTATTCCATGTTTTAAGCGTTCCTTCACTCCACGTCATATCATTGCGCTTGACATTATCCGCGCTAGGATTTAATACTCCTTCACACTCATTCATCGTCTTGTTCCTCCCTCACTAAATCCTGCCCTTCTAACAACCCCTCGTGAGGATCGCTTTCAGCTTTTCTTTGGTGTCGTCATCCAATGACGGGGACGCAATTAAGGCATATAGTAAATCGGTCATGTCGTTGTAGCGACTCATCACTCCTCCCTGAGAATATTCACTGCCGGGATGCGCCCTTCCTATCAAGCGGAAACGACATAGAGAATCCGCAAGTGTTGAATTGTAGGTCTATCGCCGCATCCTTGGCTTCGGCGATCATCCGACTACGCTTGACGGCCTCTTCGTATTCTCCCTGACTTCCAGCGAAATTGAACATCCATGCCTCTGTTTCATTGTGTGGTTCCATCGAACCCACAACACAAGTCATCCATAGTGCACTCACCTCTGGCGGTATCCTACACGCATTGTAATCGTGCTCGTTGGCTCTACATTCCAGTATGAATACTTGGCTTTCTAAAGCTTTGATACGCCTATTAAACATTATTCCTCTTTATGGGAGATCATCCGAGCACCGCTCTTTACTCTTCCAGGTATTTCGTAAGCTTCATTATGCCAGTCGCTTCATCTACCCAACTGCGTGGCACTAATACCATCGGTTCAAGCGGTCTATATTCGTGCATCCCTCCAAACCTCGAACAGCAATCAGGGCACCCCAGATACACTCCTGGGCATCTGTACCCAGGGAATCTCGGTGTTGGGTCTGTAATCGTTATCCATCTGGCGTTGTGACTGCCGCAACAAGTGCATTCGACTGTGCCATAAAGCTCTTCCTTTGCCGCCCTGAGCTTCTGATTCATTTCCTCCTTAATCTCTTTCTCTATAATGGTGCCTATTGGAACCTCTGCCCAGTATGTAACTCCCTTCACCTGCCTATCGTACGATCCGAAATCAACCCATCCGCGAGGACCTGGGCCTCCTCCCAAAGCGCAACCTCCATTTTGCGACATGGCGACATCTTCGCTCACGAACCGCGCCATTCTCATCGTCGGTGTTTCTTGCTTAGTATCCACGACAACGAAAAACTCCTTCGCGTAATTGTATTCTGGCAATCTATCAGCAGCAGATACAAAGTGTAGCTCTACAATTGTCTTATCCATAACGCACTCATTCATCGTCTTGCCTCCTGTTTTTATGCGTGACTCATACTAGCGCGTATCGAGAGGATTGTCAAGAGGTCTTCGCGATCACTCAAATCCCTTTCCTGATCCGCCTTTCCGTTCTGCGCCGGGCACTTCTATTCCGTGCCTCAGCTTCGAGGCGCTCTAGTCGGACTGCAAGCCACACGCTCAGGCACACTAGGACCACAAAGCCAGCCGCCAGCACCCATACAACGCCCTCTAGATTCATGGTCGATCCCTGAACTCGTGCTTGTCTCCACGCTGGCTCATGTACCAGTGAGCTCCCCACCACTCCACATTCCCCTGCAAGGCTTCAAAGATCTGCGTGTGCCGTGGAGAGGCCATCGTCATCGCTAGCTTTCTCGAACTCCTCGACAGAACTCCTGCTTGATCCCAGGCTTGCATGATGAATTTGGTCAAGCCGTCAAAGTCATCAGCATCCCACTCCTTGATTGCCTCGAGTGATTCAGCCTTCAACTCTCCGTTGTCCGTGAACTGCGGTTTCGGGTCTTTCTTTGCCATCTCAACCTCCATTTCTATTTCTTACCCATCGCTCGTGCCTTCTTCTTGCCCTTACGCGACAACCCGAATAACTCAGCAAGCCCATGCACTACCGCATCGAGATCATCAGGAGAAAGCATCGGCGGTCCTGTCCATGTCGTCTGCTGCAATTCAAGCGCCGGATATTTCCCTACATGATGGATCCTTCTTTGCGTGTACAGCCCTGACACGGGTTCAGCGCGGCCCTTCTTTGACTCGGAGGCGGTTATCCCGAGGTAATGTACATTCGGGTTTCTACCCCTTATGGCGGATCCTAGCCACTCGCCACCCTGGTTGATCTCCGCGACAACCAAAGTCGCATCGAACCTATCATACGCCTCGATGACTTTCACAACAGCTCCATCAGGTGTGTAGATCCCCGAGAAGTTGGCCCGGACATATCCATGCATCGTGTCCAACGCACCTATCATCGACTCCTCGCCTTCCCGGTAGAACGGGGCACCTGAAGACAAGACATAGATCCCATGCTTGGCACTCGTCTTCTTCGATGTCGTTGCAGGATCCCATCCGATAATGGTCCTGTACAACTTCGGTACCTGGCCATCCCCGATCCTCAGTGCCTCAATCAGTCCCATCTTCCACAGCGCACCGGTAACATCAGCAGACGGATTCTGTTCATACATCGCCTGCCACATTCGTTCATTGGCCATAACAGCGCGAATCTGCATCAATCTCTTCTTGCCGAACCTCTTAGGCCACAAGGCATCGCCAATCTGCTTTCGTCCAGTACCATCATTGATGGGCTTTCCCGTTCCATTCTCACCCTCGCCCACAGGTATACCAGTGGGCTTGCCATCAACACCAATGCCCTCTTCCTGTGCGGTGGCGGCAAACTCCACCACTTCCCAGACAACCCCGCTACTCTCTGCCTCTGCCTTCAACTGGCCTACTAGATCCTTGACGTGAAGGCGAGACATAACGAGGATGATTGCTGCGCCTGGGGCCATTCGCGTCATCAGTGTTGACTTGATCCACTTGAGGTCTTTTGCCTGATACGTTGGCGACTCAGCCTCTTCCATGCTCTTGTGTGGATCCTCGATCAATGCAAGCGCGGCACCTCTTCCCATCAGGGGGCCATCAACTCCGGCCGCCTGTACCTTCCCTCGATGGTTGGCAACGTGCCATAACTCCACAGCGGATGTCTCTTTGGATAATTCCAGATCGAACAAAGGGGCTGCATAGTCCACGAATAGCCGTCTTGCATCTCTGGACATGTCCTTGGCTAGACTGGCTGTGTGTGCCCCTATGATGACTTCTTGATCTGGATTGCGGCCCAAGAACCACGCAGGTGCATTCCTTGATACAACCTCACTCTTGCCGTGGCGAGGCGCGATACACACCATGATTAGCTTGATCTCTTCATGCCCTCCATTGATCCACGCCTCAGCTTCTTCAACCTTCTCGCATAGGATCTCCAAATGCTTATTACTCTTCCATCCGTTGTTGTCGCAAGTCCCACCTGAATATTCACAGAACGCAGACAGACTTCCCTTCGCTTTCTCTCTGAGCGTCAGGCGTCTTTGTTCAATCGCTGTCTGGAGTGTTTTCGGCAATGTACTTATCAAGTATCTTCAGCCTCTCCTCTAGCTCTTCGTTGCTCAGCTTAGATAGGTCGTTGACTTGTATCGGGCCACCGTCTGGCCCTGAGTGCTCGTGCTTAGACGCATCAGACTGGCCAAGCATTTGGGTGCCCATCCACTTCAACATCTGCGGGTTGCCGTCTTTGATGGCTGACTTCAACTGCGCTTTCCTAAGCGATATCCGTATGCGCGCGCGCCCGCGCACGATAGCTTCCGCAATGCCTGGCTCTTCCTTCCTGCGTCGATCGAGAGTATCAGTTGAGACGCCAAGGCCACTTGCGATCTCTTCCATAGTACAATCATACGATGCTAGCGTCTCTACTTTTGCGGAATCGAGCTTGATCTTCTTACCCATCGCACTTCACCGGCTCTAGTCCGTGTAATGCCATGCGCTCTAGCACCACAGCGACGTACTTCGGCTCCAGTTCCATGCCGTAACAGACGCGGCCCTCTTGCTCGGCAGCGACTACGGTTGTGCCTGAGCCGAGGAATGGGTCAGCTACTTGCCCCTCATGGTTGCGGATAGGACGCGCCATGCACTCGATAGGTTTCTGGGTCCCGTGGCCTTTGTCGCCCTTATCATCAACGACCAGCTTGATGTCCCATACCGTTGACTGGCTACGATCACCGATCCATTGAGCCTTGTTCCCCTTTCGGACAGCATACCAGCATGGTTCATGTCGCCAGTGGTAGTGGCCTCTCGAGATGGCAAAAATTGTCTTTCTCCAAATGATCTGGCTTCTGATTTGGAATCCAGCAGCGAGGATCGCACTTCCCGTTTCTATAATGTGGTCACCGGGTGGTGACCAGGAATATAGGACTTTGCATGGCCAGTCACGAAAGACCTCTCCCCAATCCGTGCGATCGTCGTTCGATACCTCTCCTATGCGGCGAGCCGCATAGCTTATGTGTCCTTTCGCTGCAGCCTCGTTGCGCCAGTTCGGATCGTATTCAACTCCGTAAGGCGGATCAGTGACCATCAGATAAGGCTCTACCCCATCGAGCAGCACCTCCACATCCCCAGTGTCAGTTGAATCCCCACACATCACACGATGCGTCCCAGCCTTGCCGGGTATCTCCCATATCTGCCCACGCTCAACTTCCCACTTCTCAAGCAACTCGGCAGCCTTGTCAACCATCTTAGATGTGGCCTCGCTATCGTCTTCAGGCTCCTCTAAGTCCTCGAACCCCATCACGTCCAGGTCGATGTCTTCGATCTCTCCGAGCAGGTCACCAAGCATATCATCGTCCCACTCAGCCAACGTTGAGATCTGATTATCTGCCAGCGCCAGAGCCTTGCGCCGTGGATCGTCCGTCTTCAGATCAACGCGGCGGACAACGATAAGCTCCTTGCCGGATGTCTCAATCTCTTTCACGGGGATGCCTAGTTTGATGGCCTCCTCGTAGACTGCGTTTCCCCCTATAACAACCCCAGAAGCGTCTACAACGATGGACCGACCAGCACCTAGTTCACGTAGAGACTTCTCAACGGCAGACTTGTTGCGCTCAGGATGCGTTCGTGCATTACGCGGATCCAGCTTGTACGTCTTTTCCTTCTTCGCTTTCGGTACAGTCCGTGCGGCGTTTTTTTTGGGCATGTTTTTCGTCGTCACCTTACGTCTCCTTTAGCCCCTTATTTACTGTCAGCCCTATTACACCGCTGTCTTTTCACTCAAGATACTTCAGGCACGCGGTCTCTTGTTTCGCTGTTAGTCCAGCCATCATTCATCCTTCGGCTCCACAACAACATGCCCGAATGCCAGTGCCTCCAGGTTATCCAACAGTCGCCCTATGGCTATAGATTGCTCTTGTGCCATCCAATCGGTGTCCGGTTCTCCGTCATGGCTGGTTGCCAACCACCGTCTCTTTAGATGCTCCTCTATCTTCGCTAGCAACAGAACCCAAACTCTATCTATCAGTATTCCATCCATATCACTTTTGAACCTCCATCCGTGCTCTCTCGCTTGCTGGTACGTGTCTCGCTTGTCATATCCTGCAAATGATCCAGGATTCCGCGTATCTTCACCTACGCACTTTGGACAGTCACAATACAAGTCGATCGAATATCCTCCAACTATCGGCATGTCATAGCTTCTTCCCTCGTTGCTGTACTTCCTTGCCGGTTCTGCTCTTCATCGTCTTGCCGGTGATGGCCTTCGTGGTGCAAGCAAGGCAAAGTCCGTTGGCGCACCTTCCTGGCTTGCCGCACTCATCGCACTTGCTATCGTAGTTCACGTTAATGCTAAATCCCTTGCCCGTCGTTACTCCCTTCACCAATCAGCTCGTCAGCACAATTCTGGCATAGCGTTCGGTTTCCTATCTTGGCGAAGGCAGCCAATGCCATCAGTTCGCCATCCTCGTGCGGCCTCTTGCACCAATAGCATCGATTCAAGTTCGCGATGTTTCTCGCCCTGGCGTCCCTAAACTTCGTTGACATCCTATGATAGTCGCGCTTACACCATCGGGCGCGGATCGTCTTCTTGTGAGCTGGGATAATCCTAGACAGTTCCAGCGGCATAGCACTCATCCCCTTCAACATGGCGGATACGTCTCGCGCAAAGGCTCTTTGGCTGGCAGTGGACGTTGATAGGCGTCTCGCATCTTCTGAACTTCAGCAGCCGGCATGAAAAACGCATACGGACCAAACGTTACGCTGAGGATCTTTCTCCAATTCTCAATCTGCTGCGGCGTAAGCTTGCTATCCATCATCTCCCTCCTCGAACCAAGCTAGGAACCTTCGTCATCCTTTGGCTGCATCGGTGGCCCATCACAGGGCGAGCGTCATGCTGCAATCCACCATACCGTCGCAGCTCATTCAGTCTATTGCTCACAATCACCCACGCACATACGGCTGTCCACATTCCATCGATTGCTGTAGTCATAGAACTGAACGTCATTTCCATCTTACTGAGCAAGTCGTCCATCACCACAGGAAGCATTTCTACTCTAGGCTCTAGGTGCATTTCTTCCCGCCTTCTCGTAGCCTAAGTGAGTTTCTGCCTGGGCTATACGTCGAGCGCGATAGGACCCGAGTACTACACGTGGCTGTCGATCAAATGCACCTATCCCGATCAGCCATCCGATAACGAACAATCCTCCGACACATTCGAGAACCACGAATCCGCTCATAGCCCCTCCCACTTATCCGGCGCGGCGAGCGCAGCCAAGTCGTGAAAATCCACAACCCTCACCGACAGTCCAAAAGCCGTCTCGTGCGAAACAAAGATGTCGTTCCCATGACCCCCGCCACAGATCTCCTCAGCCTCTTCACGAGAATACTTCCCAGCGTTAGTCAAGCTTGACGTGTACCCTGCTCTCAGTGGTTTCCAGAACAGGCACTTCCCTTGAGCCTTCTCCTTGGTCGTCACTATCACGAATCCGCTCATTTATCCTCCAGTACTATGCCGTCGAGCCAACCGCACTTTCCTCAGACAGCATCTATATCCTTGTTTCTGCTAGGAAACCTCCGTTGTTGTCGTAACTGAAGACAGCGTCCACTTCCCGCGTACCCGTCTTGGAATGTGCTCCCCGACCCAATCCAGTTCGGCTCGATGGAAACGCACCGTCTTGTTCCCGTCACGGATAGACACTACGTCACTGCTGCATGACACGCTATCCACAAAGTACCTATAACCGTCGATTCTGACATACTGCCACCTCTGGCTCTTTGATAAACCTAATTTCAGTCTGAACGCCTGGCCATACATGCCATCTCCATCCCACGGCTTATCGGCTTTCAGGTACATACATCAGCCTCCTCTATTGAATTGCCCTTCATGCCAACTTCTCGCCATGACGATGAGGCCGTGTGGTGTTGTAAGCGATCTTCGCGGCCATAGCCCCTTCGATGTCCAGTCCGTGCTTGCCGGCGTGATCTAACAGGCGAATGATGGCATCGGAAATCTCTTCTTCGTGATGACTGAACGCAGGGATCTTGTCAGACGGTGCATCCAGGTCTCCATCACGGTAATGCTCGTAGCACTCTGAAAATTCCGTGTTGACCAGAGTGAAGATGTCGCCTAGCGAACGATCCTCTTCCCACCAACCCTTCTCAACGGCAATCGCGTGGATGTCATTCTGAAGCTCTAATATGAATTTCCTGATCATCATTCCTAAATCTCCTTCAGCAACGCGGCGAGCTCGCAGCCAGGATTATGTTCCCACAAAGAGCCAGGCGTCTTATCTCTCCCCGCCGCGCACACCGGACATGCAGATAACACAAAGTCGATCTTCTCAAGCATTTCACGATCCATCACCACCTTGTCTGTCGGCGTCGCCCTAATGGCGAATTCCGCTTGCTTCGTCAACTCGTGTACGAGGAATCGTGATGGTGTATTGAGCAGGCTTTCTGTGGTCAGGGATGTTGCTGCTGCACATAGTTCCTTCAGTATTGGTCTGAGAATCGCGTTGTCGATGTTCGCTTTGTTCAGCGCAATCATTATGGCAGCTAGCTCTGCGTGGGCTTGCTTCCTAAACGACTCCATCTCGTCCGGGTTCGTTTCTGTTGATTCCCCCCCGGCCATCTTGATACATTCACAGATTGTGTCAGCGTTCATGGCGACTCCTCTTCAACAACGCGCTCGACGAGCTTCTTGCCGCAATAGCAACAGAATTTAGCGTCATTGTCGGACGGTGTTCCGTCGATGTACACAAACTCGTGCCCGCAATCCGTTTGCCATGTATCGCAGAAGTCTCCGAACGGATCTTCTTGCACCCATTCGCACTCGCCATTCTCCTCCAGCAAAGACTCGATGACGCGAATAAGATCATCTGTCTCATCAATCAGGCCGTGGCCTCGCGCCACTTGATTGCCTCTGGTCTTCTCCAACAGCGGCCTGATGTCTTCTCGTTTCATGGCGACTCCTCAGAATGTCCGATGTCTTCAGCCGTCATTAGGACCGTACTCACGTCACGATACAACTCGCTCCACTGCTGCGCTGACATCTCAACCGATGACGTGTCTGCGAAGATGTACTCAAACCTCTCGGCCGCGAACATCCGATGCCATGCGTAGATTCCTTGGGCCTTGTTGCCCAGATGCTCTTCCAACAACAACCAAGCTGCGTGCGGTGTATCCGCGATCACCCAGGCGCTATAGCAACCAGCAACCCCTACCCACAATCTGATTTCGCTCATCCCTTCCTCCATCGCCGCATCCTTCAGAGCTTTGTCGATCCAACAGGTAGGACCATGCGTTTGCGCCAACCCGCAAGCGGGGCACAGCAGGAACAGCCCTGATACCTCGCCATGATCGGTTTCAGGCACACAGTGTTCGATCTCTCGCAGCTTCTCGCCATCAACCAGCACCCACTTCAATCTTGGTTCGCTCATTCGTTTAACCTCCTCAGATCAGATGGTTCATCCTACCCCTTTTTGGCAAATACCTTCTCAAGACCCATATAGGCCAGAACAGCATTGTCGCCCCAGCAGCCACATTGTCACCATATTTGTAGTTGCGAGAAGCGTGCCAGATACCTATCGCCAAATATGTAACGATTGATACAATGATTCCCGCTGTCATTCGTCCAACTCCTTTCGCTTACAGTCGATCCTGCAGCTTCATCATCAAGACGGCTGCTTCTGACGTAGAACATTTGAGCAGCTGATAGTTTCCACTAGCATCAACCACTCCGACATAGATGTGTACCACGCCTTTCCTTATCTCCACTGTCACGCTTTGCATGTCGCTCATTCATCCTCCCCGCATCACTCATGGCTCTCCTGTTTAACATAGCTCGGCACAACGATACATTCCGAGCAAATCCCTCCTGGGCACGGGCCACCGGCATCGCCTGGGGTATTAACGCAGAGAGTTCCTTTGATACCTCTCTTCTTCTCAGGATCAGGAGCAACAATCTGGACAGGATGCTCCCCTTTCGCAAGAGGACAGGCATCGCCATCATGCAGCCAGGTGAACAGCTCAGTCATCAGCCAGTAATCACGGTTGCACTTCTCAGTCTGTTCGTACAGCTCAAACAGCAGATTGCACTTCTCGCAAGGCCCGACAACAGCCACCCAATTCCTCATAAATAAAACCTCGTGCTCCCCGAACTTACCTACATTCCGACTCCTCATGGCATCGTAACCAACAACCTCAAGCCTCTGCCCCCGACTTACCTCTAGGGGCGTAGTTGAGTCACGCCCGAATGTTCGCTCGTCTTTCATAGCAACTACTGTTCCGATCGGGAGCTTGTCCATCACATATTCCTCCTCGCACATTCTCGTCACGCCAGAAAATTGGCCCAATTTTTCTTCATGACACAGATTCTACTTCGGCGTCACTGCGATCTCCTGAGAGGCCCAGAGCACGTTCATGGTGTATTGGGTTGTTTGCGTCGCCGCGAACGCTTGGGGCGGTCATAGGATCTCTGACACCGGCTGTTCTGAGTATGCGGAGGGCTTCACGAATCTCAAAGTAATACCGGGCCGCGGCACCATCCCCAGCGTATACCGGATCGCCTTGCCCTTCATCTAACACATCGTTATTGGCTACGAACAATCCGAGCGCACCAGTTAACGCTCTCGCAACTCGCTCCAGATCGGCTCCTGTCAACTTGTCTTGTGGTTTCGGCCATCCACCATTCTCGTATTTAACTTCACCGTTGTACACTACGCCACGCGACATGTGAGCCAGCCCTGTGTTATCGAGGGATGATCCATCCAGCGTATTCACGTAGTGGCCACAGTCCAGGCAGAAGACAACGTACATACTCTTGATTAGGAGATCTAGCTTGCCGTGGACTATTGCTATGGAACCAGCAGGGACATAATTCCTATGAAGGCATACATCCTGCTTCTCTTGCGGTTTCTGCTCATTCATCATTTATCCTTTCTGCTCTGTCGAGCCTGTCGGCAACGGCCAGTGGAAAAACGCGCCGCGCTCGACGATAGTCGATTTGTTCTGTTGGATTCCCATATACATCACCCCTTATTTCGGTTTGATGCGTCCATGCAAAGCGCTATACCGCCGAATACTGAGAAGATGATTACAGCTATTCCGAGCAGTCTCCAGAATACGTCCATCATTCCCTCCTTCCTATGTCCGGTCCATCAGCTAACTTCATACAAGCCGCCGCGATCTCTCTCAACAGTATGCCAGCCTCCTCTCCCTTTCTGCCGGCCTCCTCGAGCCTGACTGCGCGCCATCGTTCTGCGAGAATGTCCTCAACAGTTTGCCAGATGTTCCTACCTTCGCACGTCTTCTCTGCTGCTACGACAACATCATCCCACGATCCAAGACGTGTATATACTGCATGGATTTCCGTTGTTGTTGCAATAGTCGTCACCGCGATCGCTCTCTCGATGCGCTCTCTCATCAAATCTGACGTGCTCGGCTCAGGTCTCAGCTTCTCAAGCGCCTTTATGGCTTCGTGGTATCGTCTGCATTGCTTAGAAAGGTCCATCACTGCGCCCTTGTGATCTTGAGATAGGTTTCGTTGCCGTCCGTCTTCAGCTCAACCCGTGCATCATCTCCAACTCGCAGATTCACGAGATCTTGAAACGCTGGCGGAATCGTTACCATCGCACTGCCGCCTTGGTCGCGAACCTTGCGGATCTGTCCTGCCTTCTTGTCTTCTGGCTTACTCATTTTCAGCTCCTCGTTCTGTTGGGGCACCGATCCTCCTGAGTTCTGTGTCCATGCTTCATACTACCACGATTCGATAGGTTTGTCAAGAGGCCACCTTATGCCTCCCTCATCATGTTGCCGATGAATGCGAATGCCCCCCGACAGCGATGAGGGGGCCTCCTGCAATCCACCACCATCCAACGAACATCAGCCTGATGCCGCAGACCATGACCACGAACCACGCGACTAACCATCGGCTCCTGTTCATGTGCCTTCCAACCCAAGCGTCAACCCTTTTGAACATGTAGCGCCTCCTCGTATAGAAACGCCGCCTTCGCTTCGTCTGATAGAACCTTGAACCGCTCCCACATATCCCAGAAACCTTTTGGCGTATTCTTACGTGGATCAAGGTCCGATCTGCGCAATGGCATCGGTCCGTGGTAGCGATGCACCTCGAATAGAAACCCGCCGTACTCGTAGATCGGATGGAAGCCGCATACAAAACCATCAGGTACGCCTGGCTTGTCGCTTTTTAGTCGTAGGCACGGCGCCACTCCTCCTCGAATAGGTCGAGTAGCTCTACAAGAACCGCGTCCGCCTTGGAGGTCAACATGCTAGAGCCAGAACGAACGCTCTCGATCTTCTTTCTCACTGGCTTAAGCTTCGCGGTGATGACTTCAATCATCCCTGCATCGTCAAGCCCGCCATCGTGCGTTAAGTTATGCTTGCCTTCTATCTCTCTGATAGTTGCGACGATCTCACTCGCTATCTTCATCATTCCTCCCCATCCGTTTCTTGCTCGATCTCGCTCAGGTCGTGGACGCAATCCTTGCCCTTGATGATCGAGCTTGACCGCATCAAAACCGTTGGCTTGATCCCTGCTTTCTCAATCATCCTGTCTGCCTCAAGTTCGTCCTTAGCTCTGAACGTGTGGATCGTCACGTCTCCCACGAGCGCCTTGAAAGGCGACGTCCCGTCTTCGCCCGGATACTTGTTGTTGTACTGTGACCACGCTTCTGCAGGAGGCAATTCCGCGAACCATCCGGCGATCTCCTTTAACTCTGAAGCCGGAACGCTGCGGATCTTGTCCAGCACGTGAATCGAAACGCCTTCTGCGATGTCCATGATGTCAGACATCATCAACGCAACTCGCACCCGCTTCTTGGCCTCTTGACTCGACAGGCCAAGCTCTGACGTAATCTCCAGATAATCGACTGCGGCGTTAACCGCTTTTGCGATTCCTTTTTCCTTGATCCAACGAATAGTCTCAGCGGCTCCCATTGCGCTTTTACGTTCGGTCGCGAGCTGTGATCTCAGCGTTTTGTACTGTTCCTCGGTCTGCTTCCACGTCCATTTGTTGTAGAACCACAGTTCGTGTGGCAGCACTTCTATTTCAGATGGCGTGTAGATCACCATCCGGCCACGCTTGTCTTTGCCGTCCTTGTCGAATCCGTCACCACCATCAGGCTTGCCGGTAGCTCGCTCGAACGCTTCCCACTCCCACAAACCGTTAGGCCGAAATCTAGCGTGGCAAGCCGAGCATGATGCTTCCACATTTCCTGGCTGATTCAGCACGTGCGATGACAGTAGCCCGCCAATCCCTTGATGAACTCGATGGCTGATCTCTGTCGCCTTGACTGGCTCTGTGTGCCAGAACTGACATAGGCCGTCTGCGGCCTTCATCACTTTCTTGCGTACTGCTGCACTAACAGCCATGGTCCTCCTCTAGGGCGCGGATACGAAGGATGATCCCGTTGGGCGGTGGAATTCATGCCGACTGACTTCCTTCCCTTCACGCATAACTAGAACGTAGCCTACATGGAACTCACACATGTCTCCTTTCTCGACGGGAATGTTCACCTTGTAGTCAATCTGGCCGTTCGTGGTCTGGGCTGTGATCCCGGTGATAGCTCCGCTAAGTCCTACTTTTCCTTCCTGTACTTTCATCATCCCATCTCCTTTTTTGGTCACACATCGAAGCGCAACTGCCCTTGTTCTGTCGGCGGTTCAATCTTCACAAGCCGATAGTACCAATGGATTCCCCGCCGCTCTCTCTCCAACTTCACTCTGGCTAGCCGTTCCGATCCAAGGTAGTAGTCACCATCAGGAAGCTGCTGCCTGATATGCGATGTCCGTGTAGACAAAGCGTGAGTCTTCGCGACTTCAGCGAGAGTGCTGCCAATGAACCACCTTCCTAGGCTTTCTTCGAGATGCCGGAAGATCTTCGCAGTCGCATTCGTTCTGTACGTCCCGTCAGGATTCACCAGCTTGCATACGCTCATCCGAACACGCTCCTTTACTCTCCGGGCGCGTGGTTAAGTACTTTGCCGCCTAGCGGCGTTCCGCCCATCCATGACCTGCCTCCATGCTTCTCTCTATATGACTTCTCGGCGTCTCTCAACGCGATGTAGTCAATCGGCGGTAATCCAAGAGACGCTCTGAAAGCATTGAATCCATCCGCAACCTGTTTGCTCTCTGCCAAGACATCGAGAGCAAGATCTTTCACGTATTCTCCGTGGTACCCGTCTTCTGGAATAGCCATTTCTCATTCCACCTTTCTCAATGGATCGTAATGCCAGCACGTGGGAATGAGGCAGTGGTATCCGGATCCGCCGTCATCATATTGAACATGCACGTTGTGGAAGCCATCTACTTCGTCAACTGTTCCAACATTGCCGTCATTATCCGCAACTTGATCGCCAACTTTCGGTAAGGACAGATACGGTTTATCCATCACATCCTCCCTTTTACCTGCCCGGCATCTCTTCAATCTCGCGTGTGAAATAGTACGACTCTCTCCCGTCTTTTAGCTGAACGAGCCAAACACAGCACCTCTCCTCAGGTTGTTCCTTGCCGACAATGATGCCGTAGCCGTCCGCTGTCTTCACTTGTGATCCGATGTTCATTCCGCATCCCTTCTATCATCCCCGCGCAAAGAAAGCATCTTGCACGACCCTCGCCACCTAGACAGAACTCGATCTCCGTATCTCTTTGCCATCTCTGGAGCGTCAAGATTAGTTGTGACCATGATAGGCTTTTCGTTCTCCCATCGATAATCAAAGATTGCCTGCAACGCTACCCAGATGAAGTCGCTGCCAACCTTCTCGTACTCAGTGCCTAGATCGTCGATGAATAGAACGTCAGCTGCATTCGCATCTCCAACTGGATCAGTAAAGTCTACAACTGACGACCGGACCGCATTTGCTAGATCATTGGCCTTCCAATAGACGTATCTTCGGTAAGGCGAATAGGATTCAAGACCATCCTCCAGTTCTCTCATGACAGGAATGTTAGCAGCCTCTATATCGTTCAGCGTAGAAATGATGATATGAGTTTTGCCAGTACCTACTGGACCGCTTATGATGAGTCCGCCTATCTCCTCAGACACGATCTTCTTCGCATGCTCAACGGTTGATTTGTTAGCAGAATTCACATTGCACGTTTCTAGAGATACGTTCTTGAACCGCGAGCCAATCTTTGATCCGAGTATCATATCACTCCTCGTCGAACTTGAAGTCGTTTGGATCTCTGGTTTTCGATCTGTTCGGTTCGCCGTTACGGGATGGCTTCTTCGGCTTATCCCAGTCTTCCCAGTGACGATCCGGCCCAATGAATGTCGCCGCTCGCTTGATGAACTTAGGCTCAGCACCATCAGCGATACAGAACTCACGGTAATGCTTGGCCGCTTGAATGATTACAGATGGATCAACTGGCTTGTGGCCGTTCTCTTTCCCTGGGCGTCCATTCACAGTTGTAGTCGTCCATGCCTTTCGCGCCTTCGTCTTTTCTTCGCTGCGCTTCATTGCCAAGAATTCTTTCCAGAAGACTTCAAAGAGATCAGTCGAACCTTTTTCGACCAATAGTTTCTTTGGGTCTGGGTCTAGTCTTGTCTGGGTCTTGTCTGGGTCTAGGTCTAGAGGTACGTTTACGGTACGTTTACGGTACGTAGACGTTACGTATTCTGAAAGTGCCTGTTCTTCTAGGTTTGAAGGCTCTCTCGGGAACCTATCATCAGGTGCTATGTCCTTCCTGAATCTCCTCCGTGAATTGATCAAATGGAGGTATTCTGTACCATTAACGGAATAGGTTGCTGCGATAGGTCCGACCGTACACGTAACGAGTTCGTTACGCCAACGGGCCGTTTCCGTTACGTTTATCTCGCCATTAGACCAACGATGAGGAAACAGCGTAGCCAACAGCATTTTAGGATCAGCGTAGTAGTTGCCATAATCGTCAGCCTGGGCTATAAGGCGGGTGAAAAGAGTCTCTGCGCCAAGCGACAGCGCATTGACCTTCTCGCTGAATGGATAGGATTTGAGTAGTGGATTCCATGGTTCGCGTTTTGTGGTACCTTTCGCTGGCATTCCTTCATCTCCCCTTTGGATAAGAGTGTGTGGGACGGCCTGCCTTCCAAAGACAGGCGCTGGCGCCTAGGTCAAGCCGCCCCACTACCACAATTATAGCATCCTACACGCTAGAATCCAATATCCAAACCGCGACATAGAACACGGCCACCACCTCGTAGGGCGAACGCCCCCAACCGCCAAGGGGCGTCCATGTGTGCGGAAGTCAAACATCGGCGGTTGATTTGTGTGCCTACTCTTTTGCCATCTCATCCTGCGCCGCCTTTCGTGCTAACATCACTGTTCCATCAACGAGCATCTGCATACCAGCATTGATTTTTTGTTGACCATCAGCAATTAGTTTCAGAGCGGCGATAGATGCGTCTGGATTGAGAGTCCCAGGCGCTGACGCGGGGGATGGTTTGTCTTCAGATTTCTCTTGCGGCGGTTTGTCCTTCGTGACAATCCCTTTGGCTACCGCATACTGGGCTACCAAATGCCAGCACAACTTCGTCGCTGGGCACATGCACGTGCCATTCAGAATGGACTTGTCTCCAGGGTCTTTTTTGTGCGGCTCGAGATGTGTCGTATGCACGTCTTCTGGATTCGTCTTCGACTGGACGTAGGCTAGCCCTTTCTCATCCAACGTGACCAGCTCGATCACGTTGGATGGGAGACTCGATATCTTCGCTAGGATGTCGGCCACGAGGATCTTCATCTCTGCATCTCCTTTTTGAAGCTCTTGCAGAGAGCGTCGATTTCCTTGGCCGCTGCTACCAGTGCCGCCCTCAGCTTCACATGAAAGTCTTCATCTGGGAACACGCGAATTATCAGCATCCTCATTCCTGGGTAGTACGAAACGAAGTCCCACCATTTCCTGCCGCTCACCAATAGGCTTCCTTGCACCTGATGGAAGTATTGCGATGGCAGTTTCGGATCCAACAGCAACGCAACCTGTGTCTTGCCTTCAGGATTCTTCAGCTCGACACCGCCATCTTCTCCAACAAGTCCATCCGGGCTACATCCGAACAAGCCACTATCGTCAAGGCAGAATCCGACCTCATCAACCAGAACGTCTTGCTCCATTCCGTAGACTTGTCGGCTTTCTTTCTCTCGCCGGATGCCTTCC